GGTTAGGAGAAGGTACTGTAAGATTAGGATTTGTTATAGACGGTAACTTTATTGTATGCCATAGATTTAACCATGCTAACTTAATTGCCTCTACTTATATCACTACAGCTTCATTACCATTAAGATATGAGATAACTAATACAGGAGTTACAGCTAGTCCAAGCACATTAAAACAAGTTTGCTCTACTGCAATATCTGAAGGTGGTTATGAACTTAGAGGAGCGCAACAAGCAGTTGGAACACCTATACTTACTCCTAGAACTTTTCCTGTAGCAGGAACATTTTATCCTATTGTAGGAATAAGACTTAAAGCTACTACCTTAGATGCTGTTGTTATTCTTACTGCTGTATCTTTGTTAGGATTAGGTAATGGTAAAAACTATGCATGGAGAATTTTAAACGGAACTGCAATAACTGGTGGAGCTTGGAATCCTGCTTCAGCTGATTCCTCAGTAGAATATAATCTTACAGGCACATCAACTACAGGTGGTAGAGTATTAGCACAAGGATATATAAATTCATCCAATCAAGGTTCTCCAAGTATGGATATACTAAAAGAAGCTTTATTTGCAGCTCAACTAGAAAGAAATACTTTTACAAGTACTCCTTTTGAAATAGTTATTGAAATGGCTATTGATGCTATAGGAGGAACTTTAGGAGCTTATGCTTCATTAGATTGGGAAGAAATAAGTAGATAAAACATATTAAGATGAGTACAGAAATCAACATAAAGAAAAGAATTGATATTCAAGAAGAAGGAGTATCAATTACACCTGATGTAAATAGTATAAACTTTATAGGAGACGGTGTTACAGCTAGTGCTATTGGAGATGATGTTACAGTAAATATTCCAGGTGGAACGGGTACTACTACCTATTATCTAAATGAAAGTGTAACTCAAACTCCATATAAAGAATTTACTTCTACACTTACAGCTTCAGCAGAGCAAACTATTGTAACTTCAGTAGCATCAGGAGCAACAGTAACTATCCAATCATTTCAAACACCATCAGGTGTACCAGGTACTACAAATATCCCTGGAGGAAGATGGGCTTTTTATTTACATTTTTCAGGAACAACAGGAGATTCTTGGGATGTATTTGCTGAGGTATACAAAAGAGATCTAGGTGGAATAGAAACATTATTGTTAACAACAGATGCTGTTCCTACATCAACTCTTACAGGAGCAGCAGTTATGTTGCTTACTGATGGAGTGTTTCCTGCATCAACTGTACTTACAACAGACAGAATTGTAGTTAAAGTTAGAGTAACTAATACAGACTCTACTACTAACTCAATTACTTTTCATACAGAAGGAAATACAAATTACTCAGTAGCTACTACTACACTTAATCAAGTTATACCTACAGGTGCAGTAACAAGTGTAACAGGTACAGCTCCAGTAGTATCTTCAGGAGGTGCAGCACCTGCTATTAGTATAAGTCAGTCAGGTACAGCATCAGACGGTTATCTTTCTTCTACTGATTGGAATACTTTTAACAATAAGGTAGATGATAATATTTATACAGCTGACGGAACTGTAACAGGTACTAGAACCGTTGACTTAGATGGTAATACAATAAATTTTAATGATGGTAAGGTAGGTGTTAATATTACTCCAACTGCGCCTCTCCATGTACAAACTATAGCTGTACCTTCTAGTAATGAATCTATTGCTAGATTTACAGTAAGTGATGCTGCAGGAGCAGCTTTAACAATACTAAACGCTTCAAGTACAGATGGAAGATTTGTACCTGAGATTTCAGGACTGCAAGGTCTTAATACAGATAATGCATTTAAACAAACATCATATATTCAACCAACACAAGATTCAGGATCAACACCAGTTACTGTATTTTCTACAGCTTTAAGTACACTTACGGCAATTGTAACAAGACCATTATATCAGTTTAGAAATGCTGGTACTAGTTTATTGACAATTCTTGCCAATGGAAACCTTGGTATAGGAACAACTACTCCATCTACACCATTACATGTAAGATCAACAGCTATTCCATCAGCAGGTGAACCAATTGCAAGATTTGATGTAAGTGATGCTTCAGGATATGTTCAAATAGCAAATAGTACAGCGCTTGATGGAACATTTGGACCTCTTATACAAGGTAGACAAATTGGAAGCAGTACTCAACAAGCAATTGGACTTGAAGGTGTTATAGATGTTGCGGATGATACAGGAACAGTACCAGTTACTATATTCCAAAGTCGTTTAGCTACTTTAGTTCAAGTAGTAACAAGACCTGTTTATCAGTTTAGAAATTGGACATTAAATATAATGACAATGCTTCCCAACGGTAATGTTGGTATAGGCACTACTACACCAACTGAAAAGTTAGAGGTAGCTGGTAAAACAAAGACTACTACTTTCCAAATGACTACAACACCTACAGCAGGTCATGTTTTGACATCTGATGCTAGTGGTAATGGTACTTGGCAAGCAAATGGTAACGGGACTGTTACTTCAGTAGAGTTAAGTGCAGGAACAGGTATTTCATTAGCAGGAACAAATCCTATTACAAGTAGCGGTACTATTACTGTTACTAACTCAGCTCCTGACCAAACAGTAGTACTTAATGCTGGAACAGGGATTGGCGTAACAGGTACTTACCCTAATTTTACTATAAGTAATACTGATCCTACAACAGGAGTAACTCTTGCGTCAGCAGGAGGAACAGAAACTCTTGTAAATGACGGAACAGGGCCTTCACTTGCAACTAAAGGAATTACAGCAGGAACAGGCATTTCTTTGTCAAGTACTGCAACTGATTTAACAGTTACAAATGCTGCACCAGATCAAATTGTAGCACTTACTGCAGGCAGTGGTATTAATGTAACAGGAACATATCCTAACTTCACTATTGATAATACAGGCGCACTTTCTGATGTAAACATTTACAATTCTGATGGAACTCTATCAGCTGATAGAACAGTAGCCATGAATAATTTCGGGTTAACTTTTAACGGCGCAGGAGGCTCAAATGGTTCACAAATAAATATTTCGTCGGCGGCAAATAGAGCAAAAGGATTGAATTTTCAAGTTGGTTCAGGTCTTCGTTGGAAGCAACAAGTGTCAGGTGCTGAAATAGGCGGTGACCTTGGAAGTCAGTTAGCAATGTCTTATTACGATGACGCTGGTGTAATAAAAGGAACTGCATTTTCAATTTCAAGAACAAACGGCGCATTTAGATTAAACAACGCGTATAGTTTGCCAACGTCAGGCGGGACAACTGGACAAGTTTTAACAAGTACGACATTAGGTTTAACGGAATTTCAAGCACTGCCTGCTGAAATTCAAGCAGCGGCCTCAGATGAAACAACCAATTTAACTATTGGAACTTCAAAAGTTACTTTTAGAATGCCTCACGCAATGACATTAACAGCAGTTAGAGCTTCACTAACCACAGCACAAACAGCAGGAGCATTGCTTACTGTAGATATTAATCTAAATGGTGTATCTGTGTTAGGTACAAAACTTACATTTGATAATAACGAAAGAACAACTGTAACTGCAGCAACTCCTGCAACTATTGTTACTTCTGCCCTTACAGATGATGGAGAGATTACTGTAGATATAGATGCTGTAGGTACAGCGGGAGCAAGAGGGCTAAAAATAACTTTAATAGGAACTAGAGCATAAGTTATGTCAATGATTATTAATCCATATTTAAGCAATTTAGGAGGCTGTGTAAATGTTCAAGGTTTAAACCTTCAAGTTGGTACTGGTACGACTAATATTTTTCAATATCCTGCTTATGGGTTATTTAATTTTTCTTGGACTTCTATGATTTGGAATGCTGCTGAAATGGCAGGAGCAAAACAAATTACAGGAATAGAGATAGAAATAGGTGGGTATACTGTTCCTTACACATACAACAACCAAACAATTAAATTAGCGCATTTAGCACCAGCGACGACAACATTTGATGCAAATCCTGCAATTGATTGGTCAGATATGCCAGTTTCAGACGTGACTATTGTAAAAACATTTAACTGGACTATATCAACAAGTGGATGGTTAGTTATTAATTTTGATACGCCTTTTTGTTATAATGGGACAAGCAATTTAATATTAGGATGGGAAAATCGTGATGGAAGTTGGACAAGTGGATTTGGTTCTGCCGAGTCAACCTTAATAACAAATAAAGGGGCTTATGCAAATAGTGATCCTGCTTTTCCTACAGGCAATGGACTTAGATATAGTTATAGAATGAATATACGCTTTAAATATTAAATATGGCAGTAGATAGAAATGCTTTAGTGCAAGAACTAGAACAATACGGGAATGTTGTATTTTGCGATATTAATAATACAATATCTTATGTTGTTGTAATGTCTGATTGGACTTCAGACGCGGCAACATTTGAATCAATTGCGAATATTTACATTGTTCCTGATTTTCCTTATTTATACAATTTTACATTGCAAGACGGAACAATAAAAGCACAATACAATTCAATAGAATTTAACTCTTAATTATGAAAACACTTAAAGACAGATGGAGTTCTAAGACTCCAACATTTTGGAAGAAAATACAAAAGGTGGGTTTGGTAGCAGGAGCCGTCGGAGGAATTCTTATCGCTGCGCCTATTGCCTTGCCAGTTACTCTCGTAACATTAGGAGGATACTTAGTAACCGCAGGAGGAGTAGCAGCTGCTTTATCACAATTAACCGTAGAAGGTTCTAAAGATTTAGAAAAATAGTTTATCTTTACGGTTAAAATTTTTTAGACCATGAAAGTTTTAGAAAGTATAGCAAAAATAAGTGGATATAACAACGGAAGTCATTTAATTGATAGTACTTTTCATCCTAATAGCTTACCTATAGTTTTAGGAATCAGTTCTATAGCCGCCACTACCGCTTACTACTTTGAAGCTATCATGGGTATTAATGTTCCTGTAGGAATATTAATTATTATTTTGTTTGGTCTAGAACTTTTTACAGGCATAAGAGCATCGATTAAAGAAGGTAAAGGATTCTCTTCTGAAAAATTCCAAAAAGGTTGGTTAAAACTTTTTATCTACATGGTCTTTATAATCTGCTCAAATTTAGCAGCAAGATATATACCAAACAGACCTTTTTTTGGATTTCAATTTAATATCTACGATTGGTTACATTATTTGTTTTATAACTTTATAATTATTCAACTTTTTATTTCTAATCTAGAAAACTTTATGCGACTTGGTTGGGGAAATTTTTTACCTCTTATTTCTCAGCTTAGTAATATTTTAAAAATAAACCAAGACAAGAAAAAAGATGATGACGACAGCGCAAACAATAGCTAAATACGGTAAGCCTAATGAAACAGGTGCAGGTTATTTAACTACAATTATATGTCCTTATCCTTTGCGTATAGCATGGGATACTGACACTACAACAAGTAGAGTAAGATGTCATAAAGATATAGCAGATAATCTTCTTGCTGTATTTAATGATCTTCTTTCTCACTATGGGTCAGCAAGAATAAAAGAACTTGGCATTGATCTTTTTGGTGGTTGTTTTAATTATCGCAAAATGCGTGGAGGAGCTTCTTGGAGCAAACATGCTTGGGGAATAGCAGTAGATCTTGATCCTGCTAGAAATACATTAAAAGAAACAAAACGTACTGCACGTTTTGCTAGGCCAGAATACCAACCTATGATAGATATATTTTACAGACATGGATTTATTTCTTTAGGAGTAGAAAAAGACTATGACTGGATGCACTTTGAAATCAAGGAATAATGGCTAAAACAAACACATCATCAGTAGGAAGAAAAGCTTCAGTTAAAGTATCACGCCCAGGCGTACATGCGAAAACTAAAATTTCTAAATCTAAACACTCTAGAAACTATAAGAAAGCTTATAAAGGACAGGGTCGATAGTTATTAATAAAATCGTATATTTGTTATTATGCTGTCACTTCAAGATTACCAAGCACAAATAGATGAGTTCCTTGCGATTAACTCAATAGAATCTTCGTATTCTTATGAATTATACACGGACTTAATCAATGAGCAACGAGCTTTATGGATTCGTAATGAATACAATAAAAACCGTTCTATAGATCCTTATGTACTTCAGGATCTAAAATGTATGGAATTAGAATTAGTTGATCCTATAGATTGTTGTATTTCAGTTCCTACAGGTTGTAAAGTTCTTAGAACTAAAAAGCAAATTCCAAATACGATAGAATTTTTTTACACTAAAGGCATTACTTCTGTGGGGCCTGCTGATATCATGAAACCACGCTTTATACTTATAGATTACTCTAGAGTACCTTACATAGGAGAAGGCAGGACTACACAGAATAGTATTTACGCATTTCTTTACGGAGGTTACATGTATGTAACTAGTAAGAATCCTGCGCATTTAATGCTTAAGTATATTACATTGAGAGGCATCTTCGAAGACCCTACTGCTCTTGGAGATTATATCAACTGTGAAACAAATCAAACTTGTTGGAAACCAACAGACCCTTATCCATTAAATCAATGGATGTGGGCATATATGAAGCCTTATATTATTCAGCAATTGGCTCAGAAAGGAATGTATCCTCTTGATGATGCTAACAATGCTGAAGATCAAAGAGCAGATACTAACGCTACTATAACAGGTAACAGTGCAAAAGACTAATACATATCTTAAAAGAGGCGAAGGAAAGCTGAAAGGAAACATTAAGAAAAATGATTTCTATGATTTCTATGTCAAAAACTCTAAAGAAGTTTTAGTTAACAGACCTGTTTATAATAATTTTATTAAAGAATTACTTACTGCTTTTAGTACAAGTGTAGTAGAAGAAGGTTTAGAATTAAAAGTAAATAGAGTAGGAAAACTAAGAGTAAGAAGTAATCCTCTTAAATTTTTTAAGAAAGACGGAACTCGTTTTAAAAGTTTAAAAGTAAACTGGCATGAGACTTGGGCCTACTGGCACGGTAAACATCCTGGTTTATCTAGACAAGAGATTACAGAAATACCAAATAAAAAAGTAATTTATCACGAGAACGATCATAGCAATCAAGAATTTTATGATCACCATTGGGATAAAGCTACAATTAATTTAAAGTTTAAAAGTTTTTATAAGTTTAAAGCTTCTAGACAATTTTCTCGTTTAATTGCTAAGGTTGTAAAAGACCCTAACAGAAAAGTATTTTATTATGGATAGTGAAATGATGGAAGACAAAGGTTCTTCTAAAGATGTAGAATCAGTAGTGAAGATAACTCGTAAAGAGTTTGAAGATGGTAGCTCAGAAGAAATTAAAGTAGAGCAAGTAGAAGGCGGTTTTATTAAAACTGTTTGTAAACGCTACAAAGATAAAGAAGGTTGCTGGCAATATGATGAAGAAAAATCTGTAACAACGGAAGATCCGATGCGAGATGAATCTTCTTCAGGAATTGCTGAAAGACTAGAATCAGTACTTAAAGGCTTAATGTAATGCACGCAGGAAAGACCGTTTCATACAAAGCAATCCTTGATAAAACTATCAGGGATTTTGGCTTTAATTACGATATCAAAGAAGAAGAAGGTATCGAATGGCTAGCAGAGTTTATGGCTCATACTAATGTAGGTGTGACTATGGAGGAAAGAATTGCCTATATTGAAATATGTGACGGTCGTGGAGATTTACCATTTGACCTTTACAAAATAGGCCAGGTAGCCCATATTGTTGGTATAGAAACTCTAGAAGAAGCAGAATGCGGACACGGAACTTTATACCCAATGAGATGGAAGACTGATTACTTTCATAAGCGCTATCATCTAGACAACAGAGATTATACTACAGAATCCAGAGAAACTTATACAGTTGGCCAAGGTTACATTTTTCCTTCTATGGCTAAAGGATTTGTAGCAATGAGCTATTCAGCCATACCAACTGACGATTGTGGTTATCCTACTATTCCTGCAGAGCAGCAATGGATGGAAGCAGGAGCACATTATATTGCTCATCGTATAGCTAGAAAACTTTGGCTTCGTAATGAGTTATCAGGAGATAAGTTTCAAATTATAGAAAGAGATAAAGAATGGTACTTTGCTCAAGCAGTAAATCATGCTAAGCAATGGAATGGCGTAGACGAAGCTGAGACAGTTAAGAATTCAGTACTACGTACTATCCCAGATGTACAAGCACATGCTTCATTCTTTGCTAATATGCAATTACCAGAACAACGTAAGTTTAGACCTAAAGCAGGTATCGCTCTTGTATCTACAATCAACGTACTTACAGGTGCAGCACAAGGACCGAATCCAGCGACTTCTTAATACAATCTAATGGAAAGACATATCAATACATATCAAGGAATGAATAAAGATACTGCCTATGACAGTATTGACCCAACTCTTTACATAGATGCTTTAGATATTCGAATAACCACTACTACAGGTGAATCGATGGGAGCATGGACTAATATCAAAGGAAACGTCGAAGCATTTACTATTCCTAGTTCAGGAACTTTTAACGGTTCTGGTTGGACTGCTAGCAATCCAGAAATTATCGGATACACTACAATTAGAAATAGAATAATTCTTTTTGTAGCAGATGATTCAGATGCTAAAGGATGGATTTACGACGTACAATACAACACCGCTACTAGAGAAATACTTCCTGGATTTCCTGAATTAAAATATTACAATCCTCTTTTAAATTTTGAAAAGAAATGGCCTATAGAAGCTTTAGGACGATATGAAACAGATTGTATTCAAAGAGTTTATTGGACTGATTATAATAATTTTTTTAGAACAGTAAATTTAGAAGATCCTGATTTAGAAACATTAGATGTTGGAAACATTGATATCTTTCCTAATATAACTTATACACAACCTTTATTAAAAATTGTAACAGGTGGAGGTGCTTTATTATCTGGAGAATACCAAGTTAGTTATAGACTAATTACTACTGACGGTAAACAAACATTAATTGCTCCGCCAAGTATATTATTTCATATTGTAGAAGACTCAGAATCTTTACCTCAATCTGCACAATATAATGGAAATCCTACTCAAGTAAATACAGGAAAAAGTATTCAGATTCAAGTAGATACTAGTGGGTATACGAATTTTGACAAAATAGAATTTATAGTTGCTTATTATGCTAACAGCACAGCAACACCTGAAGTTACTGCTGTAGAACAAATATCTATAGGCACTAATGCTACAGTAACTTTTAACTATACAGGCACAGAAGGATCAATTGTTCCTATTGAATTATTTGATTTTATAGTTAAGTCTTATGCTTTTAAAACTCCAAAGACTATTACACAAAAAGATAGTTCTTTAGTTATTTCTAATATTAAAGGATCTACTGTTGATGTTCAAGATTTATTAGGGCCTGGTGAGACTTTTGATGCTAAAACTAAGCGCTTTAATTTTGACGGGTATGATTGGAATACCGTAAATCCATTAGGACCTGTTAAATCAGAATTAGATTTAGCTTTTAATACTAATTATAATTTAGATGCTCATTGGGATGAAAACTGGCAGTTTGCAGAACAATTTAGATATCAAAATGATGGAGTTACTTTAGGAGGAAATGGTCCTAATATTAGTTATAAATTTCATCTAGAACCTTTTACCTTAGACGGTAATAATACAGATAAAGGATTTGCTAACGTAAGCAATACTCCTGATTTTGTTTTTACCCATAATTTTAATGATGGGTATGGCACTTATGAAAATACTACCTTTCCTAATTTTGCTTCGCCATTCTTATCTGGTTTAATGCGTGGATACAAACGCGGAGAAACTTATCGATTTGGGATAGTATTTTATACTATTAAAGGAGAAGCTACGTATGTAGAATATATAGGAGATATTAAGTTTCCAGATATCTCTGAAGAAGACGGAAGTACTAATAATTCAGGGACTAACTTTTGGCCTACTGCTAGTAAAGGATCAGATGTACCTGGAGCAGCAAATCCTAATGATACAATAGGTTTTAATATAGGAATAGAATTTACCTTAGACTTTTCTACTTGTCCTTTATTTTTAGGTCAAATAGAAAGTTATCAAATAGTAAGAGTACAAAGACAAGAGTCTGATAAAAGAAGATACTCGCAAGGATTTGTAAAAGGATTTTGGTTTGCTTCTATTGGAGATAAAACACATGATTTTGATTTAAAAGTTAGTGGAAGTGGACAAGTAGTACATTTATACCGTCAGTATCCTGACGTTTCTGATCCCGTTAACTTATCATTTAGTAACGCTTCTTTTGGAACTTTAGAAGATCAAGAAAATGATCCTTCTCCTTATACACCAGTATACGGTATACCTGGAGAACCAGATTATTACATTAAAGGTCAGTATTTAGGATTCTATTCCCCAGAAATTTCTTATAATTACGGCGGATCTCAAAATACAATGGGATCTTTATCTAACAATCCTTGTTTATTAATTACAGGAAGTTATTATAATTTATCACAAAATACTCCTTCTGCAGTTGACCATAGTGCGGAAGGATTAGGAATAACTGATTTTGATTTTAGAAAAACTTATAGAAGTGTTTATCCTGTTAGTTATAACAGTATAGAAAATATTAAAAAATGGGCTAATACACAAGTTGTAAAAATGCCTGATACCTCAGATTATACTACTAAAGTTACCCCTAGTTTTTCTGATGGATACTCAGCAAGTTATTACATGCGTAATTATTATGCTACTGATGCATATTTAACTACAGGCGCTGATTTAAATAATCCTAAAGGAGGTACACTTAATAAAGCAGGTACAAGTATTATAGGAGTACTAAGTAATATACAAACTGATATATTAACTGGAATAGCCCTGCCTACATATTCTGCTTTTAATTATTTTAAAGCTCCTTATGTATCTTACATTTATGTAAAAGATCCTTTTACAGGAGCTCCTAATATTGGAATCTCTCACGATGCTTATCCACTTATAGACTATGTATTGCCTAAATTAGAAGTATATGGCGGCTATAATCAAAATGCATTAGAAAATAATATTTTTATTCAAGCTTCTCCAGTTATAGATAAAACAGTTTTAAACCCAATAGTATTTGGAGGAGACACTTTTATCAATATGTTTACAGTGCAACCGCAGACAATGGAGTTTGATACTAATTTCTATGGAAACTTAGCTAGTAATAAATATACAGGAGATGATACTGAAACTGCAATTTATCCTGTAGAGTCTAGTATTAATGTAGATTTAGCATATGGAGCTACAATAAAAACAGGAGTTAAATATACTTTTAGTGGCACTGAAATAATTGCATTTAGACAAGAGACTAATAATACTAATACTACTTATGGCAAAACAGCAGCAGAAATGTATGCGTATAATGCTGTAAATTCTGTAGAAAATTCTACTGTCACTTACTTTATAAAACCAGAAGGAACAGCAAATTGTTTAGTCAATGATGTGAGAACATATCTTTCTAATGTTAAAACTAATGGAGAAGTCATAGATTCATGGACACAGTTTCCTCTCAATAGTTATTATGACGTAGATGATTACGGCCCTATCAATAAAATTTTAAACTGGAGAGATACAGTTTATTTTATTCAAGATAAAGGAATAGGAATCTTTGCGATTAATAGAGCAGCTATTACTACAACTTTAGACGGAGTTCCTACACAATTAGGTATAGGTGCGGGATTTGGTAAGCATCAATATTACTCTAAGGAGCATGGAGCAATTCATCAATATGGAGTAAAAGCTACTGAAAACTGTATTTATATTTTTGATGCTATTTCTAGAAAGTTGTACCAACTTGCTGGAGCAGGAATTAAAAGTACTAACACACCTATATCAGAAGTAAAAGGAATTCACTCTTGGTTACAAGCATTGCCTGATGCTGTATTCTTTAGAAAAGAAGATGGAGGAGATAACTCTATTCTTAAAAAAGGGGTAGCTATAGGATATGATAAAATAAATGATGAAGTTATCTTTACTTTCTTAGGATCAGGAGATTATAAACTACTTACTATTAATACAGAGTATACTCAAGGAACAGTTGTATATATACCAAAAACTGATACTTACTTTTTAGTAACAGATACTTTTACAACAGGAGAAAATCCTCTAACAATATTTTTTGAACTAGCTGCCAACGCAGATGTTAAAACTCCTGAAGAATTAAATCTAGAAGATGACAGTATAGTACTAGATGATTTAATGCAACAGTTTTCTTCAAGATATTCCGCTACACCTAAAATATGGGTAGAGAATTCTGATATATTAATGAGTTCTGATCCTTCTCAACCAGATACAGTTTATACTCATAATATAGGAAATTGGGGAGAGTTTTATGGTAATACAGAAGAATGTTCTATTAGCTTAGTGATTAACCCACAAGCAGATATGAATAAAGTTCTTAGAACAATAGAATTCAACAGTATAGTTAGAGATGATAATAAAGTTATTGATAGAACTAAAACTATTACTGCATTTAGAATTCAAACTCAATATCAAGATACTCTTAAGACTCCATTCTCTTCAGGAAGAATCATGCGTAAGTTTGATAAATGGAGAGTTAAAATTCCTAGAGATCAATTAAGTGTTTCTAAACAAGGTCGTTTGCGTAGTACATATTTTATTTTAACTTTATACTTCGACAATCAAGATAATAAAGAGTTGATTACAAATCGTTTGATGTCTTACTTTGATTACCAAATGTTCTAATGAAGAAGCCTAAAAACATACCGACTTACTATAAATCAGCAGGAACGCCGATATATCGAGATACTACAGCATTGCCTTTTGCAGCAGGAGGTTCTTTAAATAATCCTCCAAAAACAGAATACTATACCTACGGTGATACTAAAAATAAATACAAAAAAATAGGTAACCAATGGTATATTAGTAATGATGTAACTGATTTTAAATTTCAACCTATTCAAGATCCAACAGGTAATAGAACAAAAGAATTAAACAAAAATGCCAAGATAGATAAAATGGCTTGGATACCTAAACCAGGTATTGAAAGAACTATTAATAGTAGGCTTAATGACGCAATGGGTAGGGCAGGAAGAGCAGGAGAATTCCATGCACCAAAAGGAGAAGATAATGTAGATAATATTCGTCACGCAAATGCAGGCTATCATACTGCTAAAGCAATTGCTGATGCAACTGGTTCTCCTACTTTAGGATATATTGGTTCACTGCTTTTAGGAGCAGCACATGAAGCAGCTAATTTTGAAAATAGTAGTCAAAGTTATGATGACATGAGTAACAATACTAGAGGAGCTGAATTAGTTTATAATAATAAAAGCGATAAAGAAAATTTAAAGCATATAAAGTATTTGTCAGATACTTACCAAATGCCTATGGGGTATGGGACTAGATCTCCATTTCCTGGAAGTTCTTTTGTAGACCCCTATTATTTAGATCAAGAACTTCAAGCACAAAAAGAATTACTAGCAAATCCAAATCCTAAACCTGTAAGTCTTACAGAAAAGTTTGCAGATGGAGGACCTCTTCATGATAGAGACATTAACGGCAAATTATTACAAAGTACTTACGCTTCTGCATTAGGAAATATGTTTAGAGAAGGTGGGCCATTTGGGGAAGATCAAGGAGTATTTGATTATGCTACAAGTATCTACGCTTCTCAACCAGGAAACTATTATGCTCAAGGAGGAATGATTAAACGTGCTGACGGTAGTTATTCTCCAAGAGGTCTTTGGGATAATATTAGAGCTAAGGCTGCTTCCAATAAAAGAGCAGGAAAAGAAGGCAAAGAGCCTAGTGAAGAAATGCTAGCTCAAGGAAGAAAAATTGCTAGAGAATACAGAACAGGCGGACAGTTTCCTAGACCTTATAGTTTACCTGAAGATAGTTTTAAACAAGGAGGAACTAATTTACATAACAGTGTTTATGCATCATCCTCTGCGCCTTATCCTGGGATATATGCAGAAGGAGGAGCTTTATTACCTCCTGATAATGCTCCTGCAGGAACTCCTTTTAATCTTGCTAATAGAAATTCTTGGATGGGAGATTATAGCATGATTCCACAAGGACATAATTTAAGTCTACCTTTAACTTCTTTACCTGGAATTGGAAACCAAATTACTAGTGGTGCTGCTACAGCTAATTTTAAAACAGTAGGTGATTATGTAACTGCTGCAGAAAATTGGGAAAGAAACCAAGCAGGTTCTCCTATTGCTCCAGGACCAGTAAATATAAATACCGTTATTCCTTCTACTCCTCCTATACCTGAAGTAGCTAAGACTAACTATTATACAGATCCTTATACAGGACAAGTAGTAAAAGATTTTAATCCTGTAACAGGAGTTGCAACTCCAAGAGAAATTCCTAATAGTTTTGGAAATACACAATACTCTAGTTACTTAGAAAAAGTTGCTAATTCTCCTGCAGCTAAAGAAAATCAACAAGCATTAGAAGCAGAGAGACTTAATAATATGGAGTTATTAAAAACTATGACTCCAGAGCAAAAGGCAGCTATGCGAGCAGCAGGTTTAACTCCTGTTCAATACTTAGCAGATCCTTTTAGTGCAGGTGCTACTAAATTTGCAAAAGGAGGAAAACTTGTAGTAGCTGGAGGAGAGAAACATAAGATCTATAAGAAAACTTCTCCTACAGGAAATGGAGAAGGAATGGAAGGTCACATAATAGTTAATCATCCTACAATGGATAAAGGTCAATGGGATACTATAGATCTTACTACTAAAGCAGGAGCTAAAACAGTAGCAGATGGAATAGCTGCAACTAAACAATGGCATAAAGAAAACCCTAATCAATACGCAGAAGGAGGAATGTTAGGTGGACCAGGAGATCCTGTAAAACCTAAACCTATATATGTAACTAATCCGAATGATCCAAGACTTCTAGCTCATAATGATAGTTTGAGTAGGGCACAATTAAGTCACCATATTATGAACTATGCTGATGCACTAATTGCTGCAAAAACACAAGATCAAAAAAAGAAAGTAGCACAAAATTATATACAAACTCGAGATAAAAATAGATATAGTGAAAAAGCGGAAGGAGCTTTTAAAAGACATCCTGATTGGAAAGGAAAAGATATATCTAGTAAATATAAAAAATCTTGGTATGATTTTACTACTGCTAAAGATGACTTAAGACTTGATGATGCACATGCAGTACCTTATAAAGGAAGTTTGTTTGTAGGTATGGATGACTATCCAAGTGAATTATTTCCTTTTCCAAAACAAAAGGTAATATTAAAAAAATCAAAAGTAGAGCCAACAACTGTGGATTGGAGCAAAAGCCATGATTTTGCTCTGAGCAAAAGCAGTTATGAAAAAAAGTACCCACCTATTTATTTATCTGATCCAAATGATCCTAGAATAGATGGCTATACCGAAGCAGGTAATCAATATTTATATAAGCCAGTTGCACCAAAAACAAATCCTAAGTTAGAGATACTAAACCTACCTACTAAAAAATTACCACAAATAGAAACACAAATCATTCCTAATAATTATAATTATATTCCTCAAAAATACAAACCTATACAAGTTGCTAATAGATCTCAAACTATTATGGAAGCTGATCCTGATAGAGAAGGTAAGTATAGAATGAAAGAAATGAGGCAAGTTCCTTATTCTGCATATTTTCCTGGTGAAGGTTGGCAACCTGCAAATGCTCCAAGAGTACTTTATATTGATAGTAAAGGCAATGAAGTTGAAGAAAGACCAAAAGAATTAAAACAACTTGATTTACAAGGTGTAACTTTTGAAAATGGAGGAAGTATTTTATCTATGTCTAATACTCCTCAGTTAGAAGGAGAAGGAAAAGATTTAACTTATCCTGATGGTGCATATGTTTATAATTACGGAGGAAAGTTATTTGCCCCAGGAGGACCTATCTATCCAACTAATCAACAACTTGCTCAATTCTTAAATCCTGAATACCAAAGAGTAACTCAAGGACAAGAAGTAACTGTTCGTCCTAATGCATATCAAATGCAACAAGCTAAGAACAAAGCAGCAGGAATAAATAAATATGATCCATTAGTTGACAACAAACCTCAAAAATCTGAGACTACACAAAAAACTGCCGCGTATTCTAAAAATGTAGCGGAAGATCAAAAAAGAGGAGCAGAGTTAAGAGAAAGAGCAGCTAAAATGATGGCTGCAAAAGATGCACAAAAAACAGGTGTCGATTATAATACTGCTTTAGAAAGTGCTAATAAAGCTGTTCAATCATCAAATTTTAATTCAGGAGAATATATACAAAAAGAAGATGCAAAAAATATTGGATCTGGACCAGCAAGTGAAACAGTAGCAAAAAAATCTACCGCACCTCAGAGCTATGGAAGCAGAGCATGGGATATGATTACTAATCCTCAAGTAGCATTTGAATATGCTGTAAGAACAGGAGACTTTAGAAATATGCCACATAACTATAATGATATGCTTATGGCAGGTATAGATCCCTCTGCAGGCAAAGGAGCTAACTTAGTAGGTGATGCATTAAATGCAAGTACAAATCTAGTTGATGCTGGGGATAAAGTTGTAAGAAATATAGGAGAAGGTAATTATTTTACTGCAGCAATGCAAGGATTAAGATTCCTTCCTTCTAATGGTCTTGTGGGTAATGTACTTGGTAGAGAACGTGGATTACTTGGAGCCACTAAATATTATAAACCAGCTGCTATATCTAAAGAAGAAGCATTAGCTAATCTGGCTAATGAGTATAAAGTAAATAGATTATTTGATGCAATGGAAGGCGCAACTTCATTTAGAGGAGATTTGCAGTCATCAAAAGCATTACCAGTTAACTTATTTAATAATTCAATTGCCGATGTTATTAAATACAAACAACTTAATAATACCATAAAAAAGAATATAGACCCTGCAACTGGTAAATTAACTTCTACATTTAGATTCGGTGACTATGGAGATTTACAAAATCAGTGGATGTCTAGAGTTGCAAATGAACAAGGTTTACCGCTTAATTTATCTTATGAAAATAAGATAGGTGAAGGTAGTTTTGGATCTGTGTATCCTACTACTATTGATAAAAATTTATTAGTTAAAATTGGGGAAGAACCAAAACATGAAACATTAGAATCTTTACAATCACTAGTTGATTTAGGAAAACAATACCAAGATAAACCTCATATTGCCCTTCCATTATCTGTTGTAAAAATTAACAACTCTGCCAGACCAGAACTTAAAACATTAAAAGTAATGAATCGTGTACCAGGAGAACCTGGTATTCCAGCAGATCCGTCGAGAGAAGCCATTGACAGATTTATATCTGAAGTAGAAGATCTTCAATCAAAAGGAGTATCATATGACTTCATGAATCCTGAAAACATAATGTATGATTCTGCAACTGATAAATTTTCATTAATTGATTTAAATACAAAACATCCTGATCCAGACAGTTATTGGTCAATGAATATAGGTTATACTGAACCAGGTGCTGCAAAAGCAGTAATGCAGTCGAAATTTCCACAAGCTTATCCTGAATCGTTCCTTAATAGGGGTCCTATACAAGATGTAAGTAGAGGTAAAATTGACTGGAATGCTATTGGAAAAAATCAAAACGCTGGGTCTAAAGAAAGATTCAGAGCTGCAGTAGAATTACGCGAAAAATTAGAAGATCTCCGTGTAAGAGCTTTAGAAAATAATGTAGACCCAGATCTTGTTAACGAAGCTATAAAAAATGGAGCAAGTATTCGTAGCATTGAAGATGCTATTCACAGTGGAAAGTTATATAATATCAAAGACACCAAAGATATTGATTGGAAAAACTTATCAGCTATACAATTTAAAATGGGAGGACAAGCAAGAGTTATAAAATCTTCTCAATTATTTAATAGATAATTTCGTACCTTTACTTTCAAATAGTTAACTATGGCAAAAGATTCAAATAAAAAAGAAGACTTAAGAGCTTTAGGATTTAATCCAAGTATCTATTTTAATTCATATGCTATGGGAGGAGATTTAGAAGAAGGTACTCCTGATTTGTCAGCATATGAAACTACTTATGGAGATTTACCTCCTGAAGTAGAACATTATATGAGAATGCCTGGAGTTAATCCTGATAAAGTATTAGCATGGTTTAATTTAGGCATTAACGAACCACAAACTTATAATCAAGCTAAACTACTAGCAGAAGCTGTAGGATATAATCCAGAACAAGCTAAAGTAGTTGCGGGACAATGGCAATTTGAATCTAGCGGAGGTGCTAGATTATCTTCACCTTATAATTACTTTGGAATTAAATCTCATAACGAAGCTGTTAGAAATAAATTAGCAGAACGAGGTATAGATGTTTCTAAAGGAAAAGAAGCAGATACTAAAGAAGGCGCAGGAACTAAAACTAAATCTAGTTTTATGGAGTTCAATAATGCTTTTGAAGGATTTGCTGCACATAGAGCTTTTTTAGAAACTAACCAACGTTACCAAAAAGCTTTAGCAAGTGCTACAGCAAAAGACTTTGCTATAGGTTTAGAAAAAGCTGGCTATGCTACTGCTCCTAATTATGGTACAAAGTTGTATGAAGATTACGTAGCACCTAAAGAAAATAATCCTGAATCAGGAGATACTAGACCTAAAAGTTTTGGTACAACAAAAAGTGAAAAATTAAAACCTAGTACTTTTACAGCTAAACCAGAAGTGCATGTAAACCAATTACCTACCTTAGCACCTCAAATGCTTGAAGGATTTAGTCCTGAAATTAGTACAGAACCTAGTAGTAGTCCAGGTATGTATGGTTCAGTACCTTATGAAACAGAAGTTAAAGAAACAAAACCTATATCAATGACTGCTCCAAAAGGATGGTTTGGAAGCGGACAATCAATATTTAAACAAGGAGGAACTATGAATTTTAAACAAAATGCTATGGGGAGTCATATGTATGCTCAAGGAGGATTTAATAATCCTGGTTTTAGAGCATTGCCTACAGAAGTTCAGAATAAAATTAAGTCTAGATCTTTTGCTGAAGGAGGGTCGATGGATCCTTTAACTGAGTTTAATGCAGGAGGTTCTCATGAAGAAAATCCTCTTGGAGGAATTCCACAAGGAACTGCTCCTGATGGAAGAGCTAATCTTGTAGAACAAGGAGAGACAAAACTTAATGCTGCTAATTATATCTTCTCTGATAAAATTAAAGTAGATAAAGATATTGCTAAAGAATTAAACTTACCTAAAAATTTTGTAGGTAAAACTTTTGCAGAAGTATCTAAAAATATTAATAGTAGAAATGGTAACTCTCGTAGAGAAAAAGGCTATGATCGTATAGAAGATAAAGCTAGAGATACTGAATTAGAAACTCTAATGAATGCTCAAGAATTGCAAAAGCAGATGCAAATGCAAGCTGACATGCAAGAGATGATAACTAAATATCCAGAAGAGATGGGCGCCTTATTACAAGGCGGTGCTTCTGGAGGACAGATGGAAATGAGTCCTGAAGATCAAATGGCTGCACAACAAGATATGGCTATGCAACAAGGAATGGAAGGACAACCTTCTCCTGAAGAAATAGCTATGATGCAACAACAAGGTGGAGCTCCTATGGATCCTGCAATGATGCAACAAATGGCTGCTCCACAAGGCGGAGGAGAAATAATTCCTTCTTCTCAATTGCCTATGAGTTACGGAGGCTCTATGTATATGAGAGGCGGAAAAATGTGTGGTTATGGAGGAAACATGTATGAGTTTGGAGGAAATATTGATGATCCAGAAAAAGTTCAAAAAATATCTAAAGGACTTGGAATGGCTGCGCCTCTATTAAACTTTATACCTTTTGCAGGCCCAGCTTTATCTGCAGCGGCAACAGTTGGTGCAGGAATAACTAATGCAGCAGCAACTGCAGCAACACAAAGAATTAGTCAAGAAAATGCTGATACGGCACAGAAACAACTTAATCCTATTACTGATAATAATCTACAACCTGTAGCAGCTTTACCTGGTACACCTCAAAACATGTATCCTAATGCTATGTTGACAACAGATATGGCAGCAGGTAGCTATGCTAAGTATGGAGGTTATCAACCAAAAGTTTCTTACCACGAGTTTCCTCAGATTAATCCTGATTGGAAAAATCATGCAGGTCCAATGGGTCAAGGATTGACTAATACACAGATTTATAAATACGGTGGTTCTTTTCAAATGCCTCGTCAACAAATGTATATGCCTTTAGATAACGTAGAAAGGATGGGCGGACATATGTATGATAATGGAGGTAATTACGATGTAGATACTACTCTTACAGATACTACACAAGATATCAGTACTAAAGGAACTGCTTGGGATGTAATTGCTAATGCAGCTCCTATTGCTTATAATGCTTATCAAGCATTTTCTAAACCTAAAAGTTATAGTGCTAAAGATTTCTATACTCCAATGGAAGCTATTCGTCCTGACTATACTCAGGCTGAAAATGATGCAAGAGAAAACTTTGCAGCTACTTTAAAAACTATTAAGGGCACTACTAATACTCCAGGGTATGCACAGGCTATAGCAGCTGAACGTGCTAAACAATTAGGAAATATTGGTATGGCAGAAGAGAATGCTTATCTAGCAGATAAAATACATGTAAGAGATATTAACACTTCTGCATACGATAAAGCTAGAGCAGCTGCAGAACAACTTAATCTTGCTTCGCAAACAGCTAGACAAGAACACGGTAAAGAAGCTCTTACTGGAGTTAAAGATTGGAGAAATACTCAAATTTCTAATGACTTAGCTATGCAATATGCAGCACTAGGAGCACCAGATATTACAAGATTTAAAAAATTCGGATATACTCCCTACATAGATGTATTAAGAGAAAAATACTTTCAAGGAAAATAAAAATATTAATCATGGCAGTTACTCCATTATCAACACCTTTAAAAACTGAATACAAGCCTCTAGGATTAGAGGCTTTTGCTCAACCATTATCTGATATGCAGGCTCAATTTGATACTGCCAAAGAAAGTATTGAATCAGCAGATTTTGCCTTAGCTAGATTATCACAAGATGATACTAGAGCAAAAGATCTTTTAAAAGAAATTGAGCAAAAAAGAGATGATTTAGCAAACAACTTAATATCTACAGGAAATTATAGACAAGCAACTTCTAAGTTAAGAGAGCTTAATAAAGTTTATAATAAAGATACTGAGACTAATGCTATTAAAGGTAATTACGAAGCTTATAAAGAAGCAGTTAAAAAAGAAAAAGAAAGAGTTGATAAAGGAGATATAACTCAAAAAGATTTTGATGTTTGGGACTTTAAAGTTAAAAATAGTTTTAAAGGAACTGACTATAAAAAAGATGACGATACCTATACTTCTATAAATGTTCATCCTCGTATGAAGAATATGGAAAAAGAGCTTAGAGAAGAATCTCTAAAGCTTGCAGGTATGGCTGAAGAACAAATTGAAGAATGGGTAACTACTAATCAAGTAGATGCTTTTACAAAAGAGCGTATTCAAACTTTATTAAAAGTAAGAGATAGAGAGCAAGTAGCTGGCGAAATTGAAAGATTTTTAAGAACTTCTGATCAATATAAAGATTGGGTAAATGAAGATGCTGATTATAAATGGTATTACAACGACAATACAGATCCTGAATTCAAAGAAAAATTTGTAAATGCTAAGATTAATCAATATGATGATAAGATAGCATACTGGGAACAATTTTTAGATGATCCTAATGCTGCACAAACTGCTCAAAAACAAATAGCAAATTTACAAGGTGAAAAAGAAAAGACATTAAACGATGCTAACGCTGCAATAAATAATGGAACTTTTGATAAATTTTCTAAAGGATTATTCTTTGACGAAGCAAATGGTAGGTTTGGAACTACTAGTTATGCTGCATCTGACATAAGAGATATGAAATCTAAAACATATACTTTCACAGATCAAGTAGATACAGCAGGTCAAGCAAAAGCAAATGACGCACTTAAACTATTGAAAGAAATAGACATTGCTACTAACATAACAGGAATTACTAGTGATAAAAATAAAATTATATCAGGAACGTCTACTGCTACTACTGATGAGAATATTGCACATAATAATGCCGTAAATGCTTTTGAGCAAATAAAAAATACTCCTACAGATAGTATTCCTGATATTAAAAATTATAAAGCAGATTATATTGCACCTGAGCAACAACCTGAATTTAATGAAGTAAAAAATACTTCTAAAGATTTATTTGTCACTTTAGGTCGTATGAGAGAGTTTAATAAAGGTATAGGAGAGAAAGAAAATGAAATAACTTTAAAGAAAGAAGAGTTAGTTAAAGCAAATAGTACAGAAGAAAAAGCTAAGCTATCTGCAGAACTTGATCTATTATATCAAGATAAAGAAGAAAAACGTATTGCTCTTACAGATGATACTAGAACTTTAGATAATATTTTAGATGCAGAAATAAATGCTGATTATATTACTCCTGAATTAAGAAAATTATATGAGAAGGAATATTCAACAGATCCTGCAAAGTTTTTAGAAACTTTGAGGGCTCATGCTAATGATTATCTTAAAGTAGGTTCAGAAGTACAAAGAGTTGATGAAGAAGGTAGAAGACAACGTATTCAAGAATTTGAAGTTGCTAATAATGTTTCATTAACAGCAGAACAAAAAGATGCAATGTTTCCAAGAACAATGCCTGATGTAAAAGCCCCTACTAAAGATGCTTACACACAATTAGCTAATAATGTGATGAAAGCTTATAAATGGAACTTATCAGTCCAAGCAACAAGTGCTGTAGGAGAAGAAGTTATTATGACTAAAGGTTTTGATACTTTTGCTGGAGGAGCTTCTGAAGAAATTAAACAATATGTTTTACAAAACCAAAGAGGCGCTAGTGATGTTAAAAAAGTAAACTTTAATATCTTAACTGGAGAATCTAAAGAAACTGGTGAAAATGAGTTTACTCTTGCTAATTATAATACAGAACCTCACTATGATGGTGTAGATAGAGATGGCAATGTTATTTTACGATATGTTCGTCAAGAACAATTTGACCCTAATACACAAACAGGAAAAGAGGCTGTAGCTAAATGGTTGATATCTGGACAAGGAAGGTCAGAAGCTTCTTTGAAAACTACTCCTCCTACTAAAGAAGAAATAGCTGCATTTAATAAAGCTAATCCACAAGATTTATATATCAGTGTAAAAGGTCGATCAAATAACATTACTAACAACGTAGAAGCTAACTATATTGATATAGGTGAAGCTGCTACTGCTTATAATGATATGCGATCTATTACTAAAAATTTAAAAAACTTTGCTCCTATTCACATGGTGCAAAATGCAGGAAGACGAGAAGCTTATTTAAAAATGGCTGCTCGTTTAGATGATGCTGTAAAAAATGATCACAAATACACAGAAATTATTCAAGCACCTGCAGCATGGCATCAGAATGATAATGGTACTTATAATGCTTTCCAAGTTGTTTATAAAGTAGTTGATAGAGAAATAGTAGCTCAAGTAAACAAAGGTACTATGAACAGAGACGGTAAAACTAGTTGGGAAGACGTAGGTAGTTATAATCTAAATACTATTGGTAATAATATACCAAGTGCTTTAGTTTCTATGGATTTAATATACGGAACAGGAAGAGAAGAAGACTTAGTAGAAGGTTGGGATGGTAGTATGTATGTGCCTGCATTTGATTCTCCTGGAATAGTAAAAGAACTAAGCCAACATGCAGGAGGAAAATTCTAAGTAATTTTTTATTACCTTTGATATTATTTCAATCATGGCAGAAGACGATAAAGAAGAAACAGTTGACCCTAAAACAGTTAAAGGAGTTAATACTGCTAGTGATAATGGAAAGATTACTACTCCAGAGTTTCGTCCTGAAATAGCATATAGAGAACCTAAAACTAGACAGGAAGCTTGGCAAACAGGTTTAGGTAAAGCTGCTTTTGAATATAAGTCAGGTACTAATATTGCTGGAAGTAATTTATTAGTGCAAGGCAATATAAATCAGCTATTTACTCCTATAGATTTAGCTAAAGGAATTCCAGATAAATTTGAAAGAGAAAAGTTTATCAATGATAACGGAACGAGAATGGTTCAGTTATTAGATCCTAATAAATTTGGAATTCGTTTTGACAGAGATTTACAGGATTATGCTGCTTTTAAACAAAAGAATTATAATACTCAAGTTAAAAAATTCTTAGACGAGCTTGACGAGAATCAAGGATTTTTAGCAGAATCAGGAAACACTTTACTAAAATTAGTAGGCAAGACGGCTTTAAATGTAGGAGGTTTAGTTCCTTTAACATATGGTTTAGCTAAAGGATTATTTACTTGGGATGCTCAAAATATTTTTAACAATGGTGTATTTGATGCATGGGAAACTATGGATCAAGGTCTTGATAAACATTTAGCTGTTTACGGAGGATCTGATTATGCTTATGATGTAAATGGTCAACCTAAAAATTTCTTTTCTAGGTTTATCACACATCCAATGAAGTCTCTTAATGCTGATGTAGCTCCAGCAGTATCTTTTGTTGCAGGAGCAGTATTAACTGAAATGGCTGCAGGAGCTATTACTGCTGCAACATTTGGAACAGGATCTGCTATATTAGCAGGTAACACTGCAAGACTTGCTGCACAAGCATCTAATTTATTTGGCAATACACTTGTAGGAGCAGCTAAATTAACAAACTCATTTGCTAAAGGATATAAAGTTATTAGAGGATTAGATCAATTATCTGACTTTAATAACATGAGAAAGATAGCTAACCTAACTAAGACTTATAGAGCAGGTATAGGTACGGCTACTTCTATGGTTCGTTCTGCTGGATATGAGTCTAGTTTAATTGCTAGAGATACTTATGATCAAACATTAGATCAAGCTAAAAGAAATTATTTAAAAACTCAGAATTTTACTGACGAAGAAATTTTTAAAATTCTTCAGAATTCTGATATGGAGGAAGCAGTTATTCCTCCAGCAAAAATGGCTCTTATTAAAAAAGGAGCAGAGGATGCATCTGAGTTAGCTTGGTTTACCAACATTCCTCTTGTAGGTTTTTCTAATATGATTCAGTTCTCTAAAGCTTTTAGTTCTGGCTATAGAGTAAATCAAGCTATTTCCCGCCTTAATCCTTTAAGGATGACAGGAACTGTTGCCAAAGGAGGAAAAGTAGTTGCTCGTGCGGATGCAATGGGTAAATTTGGAAGAGCTTTAGGTTACGGTACAACTGCTTTAAAATCTGGATTAACTGAAGGATTTGAAGAATACGCACAAGGAGTAATTCAGGAAGGATATTCTAACTATTGGAGTGCTCAATTCTCTGATGAAGCAATCAAGAACTCTACTACTTTCTTAAAGTCAATGACTACTGCTGCTCGTAACTACGGGGGATCAGTAGAAGGGTTTGATTCTATGAGTATAGGATTCTTGATGGGTATGTTAGGATTAAAGCTGCCTTTTAAATACGATGCTCAAACAGGAGAACTTTCTAGAGGTTGGGAATCTTATGGAGGAGTTAGACAAGAAATTAAAGAAGTTAAAAAAGAAGTAGAAAAAGCTAGAGCTACTGCTAAAAATATTAATGATAATCCTGTTAACCCTGTTCTTAAAAATAACTTTGAGAACATGGCTAAAAACTTTACCATTCAATCAGAGATGGATGAAGCTTTAGATAAGGGGGATATCTTTAATTATAAAAACAAAGAATACGAACAATTCCATTCTTTTGTTTCAACTCGTGTTAAAAATCGTATTGGAGAAACTGTTATTCAAGAACTCGATGCTCTTGAGCAACTGCCTTTAGAAACTTTTAATCAGCAGTTTGGTATCCAAGGAGTTCTAGAGTTTACAGAAGAAACTAGAAAAGCTGCTTTAGATAAAGCTAGATTTAACACAGATAATATTATTAAAGCTCACAATGAAGTAGACACAGCTTTTAATGATAGCAAAGTATTTGTAGATTTCTGGAGAAAAAACTTTAAAGGTGTAGAAGATCCATTAGGTCTTACAGAACCTTTAAAAGATCAAATGACTTTCCTTTATGGCGCTACTTTAAATTTAGAAAATCGTGAAGATGAACTACAAGGAGTAGTTAATAAACTAAGTAAAGGGAATGTAAGTCCTAAAGTTTTAAATAAACTTATTGCTCAAATTGCAGGAGTTAGTGCTCAAGACTCAGCAGAGTTTGCTACTACTGCAAAAGAACTATATCAAGCAGAACTTAATAACTGGAAAGAAAACGACCCAACAAGTTATAATCTATACAGAAAACAAATAGAGCCTTTATTACAAGATTTAATTTTAATCAAAGAACGTAAAGCTAAGATTTCTAAAATGTATGATGTGCTCTTTACTAATAAAGGCGCAAAAGACTTTTTAAATATCTACACGCAGTTATATGAGAATTCTAAAATAGCAATGGCTCAAGAAGCTGAAGAGGATACTAAAAAAGCTGCTGCCGCAGCTAAGTCTTCTGACACTTTAAATAAAGTAGCAGCTGATGAGAAATCTTTAACAGGCAACACTAGTATAGTAGATGAAAGAGCTGCTGCGGAATTAGCTGCTACAGATCAAGAATTAGCTAGTTTAATTGCTGATTTAGATCCTAAAGCTAAAGATGCCACTGTTGTAGATACAGATACTCTTATTCAAACTCTACAATCAAAACCTGCATTGTTTAGAGAAATCATTGATAAATTAGAAAAAGAGAATAAAGCTATTCCTGGATTATATAATATAGACCAACTTGCTGAAGTACTTGCCAATGATCCAAATGCTGCAGGAAAAATTTCTAATGCACTCACAGAGTTATTAAAAACTTTTAATGAAGAGAAAACTGAACCAACCCTACAGCAAGATTTTGCAGACCCTACTGATGCTAATCAACCTGCACCTTTAGATGAAGATGCTGAGTTTGATCCAGATTTTTATGCAAGTGAGACTAAGAAAATAGAAGAAGCGTCAATCTTTGAAACTAGTAATGTTGGTAATAATTCTATTATACCTCTTTTATATGATAAGAAAATAAAAGATGGACAGCTAGTTCGTAATCCTAAAACAGGTAGATGGGAAGCATGGACTAATCCTAGAGGAGAAAAATCTGATCAACCTTCTGATAATGCTTTAATTAACTCTCCTGATTTCTTAAATAATAAAGAGCTTTATGAAAATACTGTAGAAGCTACTTTTAAGTTATCTGACAATGATTATAATAAAGTAGATCGTTCTCCTGAAGATGTAGCAATAAATGTTTATCAAGGAGATACTTTTATAGGCCAACTACCTGCATTTAAAAAAGGTATGCCTGAGCATTTCTTAGCTCTTCGTAAAGCTATCGTAGCACAAGAATCTGGAATAGCTATTGAAGAAGAAACAGAAACTCCAATTGACATAGAAGCTAAGAAAGCTGATATAGAAAGAAGAAGACAAGAAGCATATAGGACTATTGATGTAATGTCTGACTCTGCTTTTGCAAAACTTCAAAGTAAACTTACAGGTTTAAAAAGCTCTTATGCTCTTACTCCTGCAAAAAGATTATTAGATGAAATAAATGAATTAGAAGTAGCTATTGAAAAAAGAGGAAAAGAATTAGCTGTTGATATAGATGCTAAATATGATGCAGAATACATAGATGCTGTTAAAAAAGGCACAATGACTAGAGAGCAAGCTATGCAAGCTCTTGAAGAAGCTGGTAGAAAAGATAGTAGTGCTTATGCAGAACTAGCTGCTTTAGAAGGAACTCCATCAAGAAAAGAAATAATAGATAATAACTTTAATGATATTATAAAACAATTGCTTAAATCAAAAGTAAATGTGTTCTTCAACGAACAGTTTAAAAAAGAATGTTAATTATGGAAAAATTACTTACAGACATAGAACAAAAAGAACTCAACAAGTTTGGTAAACTAGAACTAACAGCTTCACAAGCTTATTTAAAACTAAGCAACAGAATGAAGTCTTTATCTTATTTTGGCGCAGAAAAGTTTTTCTTAGATGAGTCTAATGGAGAACGTGAGCATTACTTAAAAATAGAAAAGTTTGCTAATGATTTAGGAGGAGAACTAAGTGTTGAGGCATTAGATGCAGTAGACTGTAGCTGTACTGATATTAAGTCAGCTTTAGAAATGGCTTACCAAATGGAAAAGGATCTACTTAATGAGTATGAAAAGTCTGCAAGACGTGCAGATCTTTCTTTAAAAGTTGTACTTTTGTTACAAGACTTTACTACACATCAAGTAGGGGCAGTAGGGGAATATTTAGATTTATTAGCTAGATTAGCTCTTACTAACGACATGCTTCTATTTGATAAAGATCTTGCTGGATAATTAAAATATTAAGTCTATGGCTTGTAAGTACTGGTACGATAATCAATGGCGTACAGAAGAAGAATTCAAAAGTATTCTTAATAACGGTCTTATTGACCAGTTAATCAAGGACGATAAAATAAATATTCCTGGTCTCGAAATGAACGAGGCTAAGTTAAAGCAATTTGAAAAGATGGGAGCTAAGAAAGCTCCTATTACTTTACGTATTCGTCATAAGTCCCAAACAAGGATTAACAATGAGCGCAATGAAAATGGCAGTTTTGCTAACAATAATCCTATAGAAGTACTTAAAAAAGCTAGCGAAGAAAGTGGGAAGAATATTCCTTTTCTTATGGTTATTAAAGTTGGAGGTGTTTTACAAACAGGAGAAGGTACTAACAGTGCTAAAATACAAGAAGATTTAAAAAATTCTTCAAAGGAATTGTATGTAGAAATAAATAGATTAAAAGAAGGTATACCTTATCTTTTAGTTCCTTCTGCATATGGATTATATCCTATGCAAATGAAGTCTCATAAAATTAAAGATACTAAAAACTTTACTGCATTAAAGAATGCGATAAATACTTTAAGAACCGCCACTACTAATGAAAATATAAATGCTGCTAGAAAAACTATAGAGAAAATGCTCTACAGAACTACGGTAGAATTTACAAATGGCAAATTTGAAGTAGTAAGGTTTAATACTAAAGCTAATAAAAACGTTCCTTATAGTTTTAATACTAATGAAGAATTAGCAGATTTTTTAGGAGAGCAGTTATTTAGAATTGACTATACTAAAATTAACAAAGGAAACTATAATGAAACAGTGGCTAACAATGGCGCTGTTAGTACAGATTTATATTCAGAAGATGGTAACTTCTTTAACTCTAGTTCGTTTGTTCTTGAGGCATATCAGATGTCTGAAAATGATAAAGATTCTCTAGACAAGATCTTTACTTTTGATAAGCCATTACCTGCAGCAACTCAAACTGGAGCATCAGCAGTACAAAATACAATTCCTTTACAAAACTCTTCTCAAAATAAAAGCGCAGAGAGTCCTGTATTTAATGCATCTGTAGAAGATCTTTCTAATATTCAAGAAGGTAAGTTTATTATTAGAGACTATACTGATATTCCAGGTATGTCAGGAAACTATCCTTTTGCTAGAGTTACTGCTCAAGTAATGGACGGTAAACTTACTGTAGTAGCTGTGCAAAGTGTGCAGAAAATTAAAAGACAAAATGCTAATGATACATTTACTTTAGGGCCTGATGTTACTAGCGCAGTAAGATCTGCAGCAACTAAAAAGTTTTTTGAAGATAAACATGTTGTAGCTTTTCAAGAAAAATTAAAGACTGAAGGAAAGATAAATGAAAAAGTATCTGATATAGAAGAAGCTGCTACAGAAGCGGCGTCCAGCATTATAGGTGCAGCTTTAGCATCTTTTGATTTAGCTGCTACTATAGAATCAGAAGTAGAAACAAGTTTACCTGAAGACGAAGCACCTGACCTTAATTCTATTATAGAAGTATCTAACGAAATAGTACCAGAAGATCCTACTAGCACAGAGACTTATACTCCTGGAGCTGCTGCTTGGAATGATGATGATTTAGATTTTGATGGAAACTTTGACAGACCAGAACCTAATACAGATACTCCTTTTAGATTAGCTCCTAGAGAAGATGCTACTACTTGGAATCAAGAAGAAGAGTTAAACTGGCTTAAAGATAAAATAGGCAAAGCTTATACAAGAGGAAGTGGTAAAAAAGGAACTGTTAAAGTTTTTAGAAACTTAGAGTCTCTTGAGAAATATCTTCCAAAAGAAACTTATGAGCAATTATTAGAAGCTCGCAAAAATGGAAAAGAACTTCATGGAGTATTTACTAAGGCTGCTTTATTCTTAAGTAAAAATGCTTTACCTGGAACTAGTTACCACGAAGCATTCCATATTGTATTTAACTTAGCTTTACCTCTTAGTGTAAGAATAGATTTAATTAACGAAGCTTACGAAAGATTTAAAGATGAATTGCCTCTTAGAAAAGTTACTAAAAAAGACGGCACTGTTATCTATAGAATGCCTTCTTTCTTACAAGTAGAGGAATTACTTGCTGATAAATTCATGGACTTTGTAGCAGAAGAGAATACTAAAGAAGCTGATGCTGGCTTTGATTTTCGTTCTGAGGCTATGAAGTCTCTTACTACTCCTGCTGGAGATTTAATTGATGCTTTTAATGGCAGTGTTAAACTTGCAAAACAGTTTAATGCTATGAGAAAAATGCTTAAAGTATTCTTCTTTCCAGAAGCTAGAATAAACATAGATAATATTTTCCAAGATATAAACTTAGGCATTTACAAACATGCTATTAAGTTTAAGAGCACTAGAATGCCTGAAGGTATAAGACTTAGACAAGAAACTGCACCTGATCTTAGATACGATAATGTAGAAGAAGAAAGACAAGCTTTTGAGTACTTAGAAACTTTAATGGACGAGATAATTACTCAGTATCGTAATAAGTTAGATCCTGAATCTAGACTAAACGATAAAGAAGTAATCTCTAAAATAGGTGTCCATAAGTTGTATTCAACTGTTTTATCTCGATTAGCAGGAGAGATGAAATACAGTCTTGCTAAAAATAAAATAGAGCACTTAAAAAGATTAGAAAAATTATATAATGTTTTAACTAATCGAGGAGAAAAAGTTGAAAAAATTGCTATTAAAGTAAAGAATGAAGACGGAGAATTAGTAGAGAAAAAGATACTTCAATTTACTGGTGTTACAGATCTTCTAGAAAGATTCAATCAAAGCTTACTACGCAGAGGTTTAAAAATCTCTTATTCAGGTATTAAAAATACTAAAGAAACTGCAAGAGAAGTAGAGACTGCTGAAGAAGATAGCTTTAAAGAATATGAAAATGAAGACCAAGTTTATGAAGAATCTTGGATGACTTCTCATATTGAAACAAATGCTTTTGAATCAGTAAGCCAAAGACTCAAGGCTTTCTTTGCTACTATCCCTAAATATAAATCCAACCGTGCTAATGCTGCACAAGTGATAAATGGTTTTGGAGTAGTGTCTAAAGAAGACCCCGCTGCAGTATTTAGATATCTAATTTCTAAAATTGCTAATAGCTATTCTATGTCAGAGATGATGCAGAAGCTTCAAGATATAGAAAAAGAAAAGCCTTATATTAAAGATATTCTAAAAAGATTAGCAGTTGATCCTATTCTTAAAACAGAATTATTTGCTTCAGTAGGTTCTAAAAACTATGCAGTGTTTAAAGCTGTCTACGAAAAGAATGGGACTTATTCTATTATTGACTCTAACAGAAAAGGTTTAGATGCAGTAATTAAAGAAGAGATTATTGCACAGTTTTTAACTCATAGTAATCCTCTATTAAAAGAAGATTTAGAAACTATTGATACTGAAAAGGCAAAGCAGTTTGCTAAAAATCTTTTAACTATCTATGATTTCTTAGTAAAAAATCAAAGTGCTCAAGGAGGTACTTTAACTGCAGAAACTATTGATAGAACTTTAAGTGACGTATCTAAGTTGCTTACTAAAAACGGTATCAATTTAAGCAAACAAGATTTACAAAATGTAGTAAGTCCTAAAGAAGGAAAGTTTGAATGGAAAAATCTTATCGACCTTTTAAGTACTGTTAATAAAATAGCTAAGGAACTTTCTGAAGGAAATAATGTTTTTGCTTTCTTAAAACCTACAGAAGAGCTAATAACAAAAGAAAACAGAAAAGAAAAAACTTTAATAGAAGAACTTGCTAGAAAAATAACTCCTGTACTAGAAAGAGAAGTTGTTTCCTCTTTTAGAAATATAGATAATAAAACTGTCTACAATCTTATTTTATCTGGATTCCTAGATAAGCAATTAAGTAAGTTTACTGATTATGATAAATTACAAGAGTATTTAAAAGAGATTGCAGGAGATCCTTTGATGAGTAACTTACCTATATTGGAAGATTTACTTGACCAAGATTCAAACTTTCAGAAAAACTTTCACTCTGTTTTATTAGACGGTCTTACTCGTAAAGGTAAAAAGCAAGCAGCTAGTTATGCTGACATGTCTGATATTGAAATGGAAGCTACTTCTATGGCAATGTTTTATAACAGCAACTCTTTAAAGAAAGCTTATTATAAACTCCCTATTCCTTCAGATTCTCCTACTATTGCTTACATCCGAGGAGAAAAATTTAGTAGAGAAGAAATAGTAGATAGATTAGTAAAGACGGCTGAAGCAGAATTTGGTAGAATTAAAAAACTACAAACAAGTAAAACTGATTCAGTACTAAGACGTATACCTAACTATTTTAATAAAGGAACCAAGTTTCAGATTCTAGATTTCCTTAACGGTAAAATAGATACTAAAAAAGGTTTTAACGAAGCTAAGGTTAGAGCAGAGATTGAAAAATTCTTAGATGCAGATATTACTAAATCTAAGTTCTTTAAAAAAGAAATAGATAGTTTAAAGAAGAAAGGGGTTATTCTAGCAGTTAACGATACAACTGGAAAGATCGCTTTCTCTGAAAAAGTAATTGATAAAACTATTAAAGATTCTACTGACTTCTTTAAAAGCTATTTATTGAATACTTATTATATGAACACGCAGTTAACGACTTTACTAGGAGGAGATCCTGCGTTTTATAAAAACACTACAGATTATCAAAAACGATTTAAGCAAGTATTGAGTCCAGGAATGTTCTCAAATACAGAAAATCAAAGAGATTATTATAAAGCTATCATTCTTAATGATGAAGCTGCTCCTACAAAAAAAGAAACTCAATCCCATATATTAGCTATTATTGATAGAGCTAATATACCAGAAGCAGAGAAAAAAGTTTTAAGAACTACTTGGACTACTACTGATCATAACTATACAGATGCTGCTACTTTTATTTCTGCAGAGAGAAGAAAAGAAACTATGGAAGGTTTAGGAAGATGGACTCCTGAACACGATGCAGCTATGGTTAGAATGAAAGCGGGGAAAGAAACTATAGAAGATTTAAATCTTTTAAACCCTCCGTTTAAACCAGAAAAACCATTTATCTTTTCTCATAGAATAGAAGATGGAGTGGTAATTCCTACACAAATTAAAAATGCTGAAACAGTACTTACTAAATCTTTCGCAGAAAAGAAAGATGCAGCGGGTAATTTTCTATACCCAAAACTTGCAGCACTATATGCTGATATGGAATCAGGAAAAATTGACACAGCTATTTTTGAATCTGCTGTTAAAGTAGGAGGTATAGGAAATACTATAGATAAAGAAAACAAAGTAAGATTTACTGAGTATGAAGAACAACCAGATGGTAGTTATAAACTTCCTGAAAATGCTGAAATTATAAATCTTAAAACAGAAGACTGGAGACTTCAGCAAGAGACTCCTCCTCACTATGTAGATGAGCGTGGTAACTTTGGTACTCAGTTAAGAAATCTAATTATCGGAGATATTAAATTAGACGGAGATTATACTGTAGGTGGAAAGTCTATGAAAGGATCTGAAGTTGCTAGATTATTTCAAGAATTAATAGTAGAAGATTTAAAAACATCTTTTGAAGATGTACGAGAAATCTTTGAAAATCCTGATGGTACAATTAACTACGAAAAATTAGCTGCGGAACTACGCAAGGAAGTTATTGATAGAGAGATGGGTCAAGAATATCTTGATGCTTTAGCTCCTATTGAGGTAGTTTTAAAGAATGGTGAGAAAGCAGTAAGAACTGCATTGCCTTTATACCACCCTATGATTGCTTACAAAATGGAAGCAGTTATGAACTCCTTCTTTAAGAATCGTGTAACTAAGCAAAAAATTAATGGAGGCGCTTTGATCAACACTACTGCTTTTGGAGTATCTGATCAATTAAAAATGATTGTAAATGAAGAGACAGGAACTATAACTTATCAAGCTTTATTGCCTGCTTGGTCTAAACAATTCTTTCCTAAGAACTCTAAAGGAGAAGTAGACATTGAAGCACTTCGTAATAATCCGCAGGCAGCAGATTTATTAAAAATAGTAGGATATCGTATTCCAACGGAAGATAAATACTCTATGTTTAATATTGAAGTAGTAGGGTTTACCCCTATTTCAATGGGAGGAACTGTAATATTACCTGTAGAAGTTACAACTGTAGCAGGGCTTGACTTCGATATTGATAAACTTTATTTTATGGCTAAAGCTTTTACTGTAAATAAAAAAGGTGAAGCTAAAACTGTAAGATACTATGATAGCGCTAAAACACAAGAAGAGGCTACATTAGTTGCAGAAAATATTTATAAAAACTTCAGAGATTACGTTAGGTTTATAAAAGCTACTGTTAAAAAAGAAGAGGATCAAGATAGAATGATTAAAGTGCGTAGAGATCTTCTTGAAAAACAAGCAGAAGCATATGAACTTAAAAAAGAAATTGCTGAAACAGATGAATTTTTAGAACTTAAAGAAGCAATTAAGCAAGCAAAAGACGATCAAAAAGCGGCTTTAGCAATGGCTCAAACTACTGGTGAAGATCCTGATCCAGTTTGGATGAAATTTATTCAGGATACTATTGACGGATTTTACAAAGAATTAGAGGAAGAATATATGCCTTTTAACGAGGCTATGGCAGAAATAAAAGAAGTAGATCAAAATGCTATTAACTTTATTGCTAAAAGATTAATGTCTAAAGATTTTAATCCTATAACAGCTAACTCTAAAAAAGCTAGAGATAATAAAAAATTAGATATTATCCACGGTATATTAGAAAACGAGAATACTGCAGCATCTATTCTTAATCCAGGTAACTTCGAGTCATTAAGAGAATCATCTGCTAGAATTAGATTATTACAAGCTGGTGAAGTAACTAAAGCTAATAAATTAAAAGGTAAAGAATTAACAAAAGCTGCTGATGATTTAGATGACGCAGACTTTAACATTAACTATCCTTCTACACAGTTAGAACTTTTCCGTCGTAATATGATGGGTAAACAACTGATTGGTATATTTGCTAACCATAATACTCATCATGCTAAAGCTCAGTTTACTAATTTAGCTTTGAAGTCTCCTATAACAGTTAATGGCCAAGAATACTTAATGTTAAATCAAGTTTATAATAATCAAGGTCAAAGAATCTCTAAATTATTAGCAACTGACTTGGCAGCAGTAGTAGATAACGCCAAAGATCCAATCGCATCGTTCTTGAATATGAACACCTTTACTGCTAATACAATTGCTCTAATGCAACGATTAGGTATACAGGAAGATTTCATTTATGCTTTCATAAACCAACCTGTAATTTTAGAGTTAACTCAAAAATATTACAATGATCGTGGGTCTCTTTCTGAAGAAAAACAATTCTCAGATATTAAAAACAAATGGCAAGGACTATTAAATGCTAAATTAAAAGAAGCAGGTATAGATCCTGCTACAGTAGCAGCTGTAGATTTTACAACAGATTTACTAGAAAAGAATCTTAATCCTGATAAATCAGTAGATTACTATATTGTACAATCAGCTGTATTAAAAGCTTTTGGAGATTGGTATGAAACTGCTGGAGAATTAGGTCAAGGCATTCAAGCATCTAGAGTAGATACTACAGGTGTTGGGCCTACAAGTGCTGCTAACTATACAATGTTGCAAAAACAACGTAATGTATTAGAGAAAATTAAAAAAGACACAAACAAAATTCAAGGAGCTGAAGAAATTTTCTGGGGTGGTAGTGAGCAAATAATGATTCCTGGCTTTACTAAATATGGCCTAATATCTCCTATTAATGTTTTAAATAAAATCTTCCCTTCAATAGGAACTATTAATGAACAAGGTGGATTTAGTTTTTCTATACTAGGCGAATTAAAAAATACTTTTGCTGAATTTAAAAGAAACAAGTCTTTAACAGAGAAAGAAGCACAGATGATTAATACTCATTTTATTAATTTTATAGCTTCTAATTTTCCTTTCTTCAGATATTCTCAAAGCAAAGACATTTTAGGTTCTACGCCAAATAGACTAATGGAATTAAAAAATAAAATTCCTGCAGATGCGCCTTACAAAATGTTCTTAGATAAACTATACGTAGTAGAAGCTAATGCTTATTCACCTATTAGACGTATAGAATATTACAATACAGGTAAAAAACCTGTAGAAATTCAACGAGTAAAATATGCTTGGGAAAGAATGATGCAAGATTCTAATCCAGAAGTAAAAGAACTAGCATTAGACTTAGTTAAATACACTTACTTTGCTAATGGTTATGGTTTTGGTCCTTTTAGTTTTGCAAATATGATTCCTGTAAAATTCTGGACTAATGAATTCCAGATTGCTAATAATATTGTAGACTCTAAAGGAAATCCTTTTAATGTTTTCTTAGAACAATCTCTAGATTCTCAAAAATTATCAGACGATAAAGCTATTTGGGAAAAAAGATTTATTGATCAGTTCTTAAGAAATAACTACGATAAAGAAAACTTAGTACCTGCAGTAAAAATTGACAAAACTATAGGAGAAAAAGAAGGTGGAACTACGGGAACGCAATTAAATAATGTAGTAACCGAAGCAGCTAAGAATTCTAAAGGAGGTATTATTCAAACTCCTAAAGGAGCATTGATAATTAACAAAGACAAAAACAAAGGGTTAATTCCTAACAATACTCCTGTGCCTTTTATCAAAGTTTATGGAGAAAGAAATGCTATTTACTTATATAAATACGTTCCTACTAAATTTGATCAAAAAAATCCAGATAATTTTGACGGTAAAAGAGATATTGACACAGTAATGTATCAAAGAGTATCTACTTTAGGAACTTCTAACTTTACATTAGAATACGATTATTTTAAAGACATAGAAAACTCTGTACTTTCTGATATTAAAGCTACGCCTAATCCAAAAGTAAGTAATACACCAGCGCCATCAAATCAAATAGCTGATGAAATAGCCTCAAATGATGCAGCAATGTTAGCAGCTATTGGAGAAACTCCAACAGCAGCAGATGTTACAACTACTGTAGCGCCTACTAAAGTAACTAATGAAGAAAGTATTCCTGAATTAGGTTCTATATTACCTACTACTCAATCATCTACTAGTGTTGAAGGCAAAGTTAGTAATCAATTAACTGAAGAAGATGTTAAATGGTTACGTGCTAATCTTAGACTGATTGAAACAACATATAAGAGTCGTAATCTCTTTGGGGCTAGAGATACAGAATTAAAAACTCCTTTATTATTTGATAATAACAAAACTAAAGTTATTCGTATTGATCCTGATCCAGCTGGTACTTCTGCAATTGTATTTGAAAGAGATGCTAAAACATGGATGGTTAAACTAGAAGAAAAAGATAATAAAGTAAGTCCACGTTTATATGAATGGAAAGATGTTTATGGTGAAGGTAACTTTTCATTTTATGCAACTGATGGTTCTACAGCAAGTGATTTAGAAAATATAAATAAAAGTGGATTAATGGATTTAATTAATCAGCTTTATGAAGACACAAATATTCCTGATCCAGGAGATAAACAACTTATAGTATCAAATGCTCTTCAACAGAAGTATGGTCTAAAAAGAACATATAAAGATATAATTAATGAATTAAAGCCCGCTCAACCAGCTACTAGTGTTAAACCTGAAAATATTTCAAGTAAAGGTTCTGAGTTTGCTAAAAAACTTACCAATGTAGGTAATACAGTAGGATTAACTTATAAAGGAAAAGAATATGTAAATTCTGAACATGCTTATCAAACTTGGAAATCTGGAGAGTTTAATCAAGCAGGTTATGATTTAAAAGGTGGTAAGGTTAGAGGTGGTAAGATTGGAGATACTTTCTCTATAATGACAGATATTCTTACAGAAAAACTTAAACAACATCCTGAGTTAGTTCAAGGAATAAATGAAAGAGGTGGTTTAGCTTATATTGAACAATCTACACATAATGTAATAGGAGATAAATTCTGGGAATCTACAGGAGAGAATAAATTTATAGAAGCTCTTGCTAAAGCTTATCAAAATATTTCTACTACTCAACCATCTACTCCAGTAACTCCAGCTAAACCTGCTTTCTTAGCATCTTTAGATACAGCGACAACAGAAAAAATGGGATTATTCGAACAAGAATATTGGAATGAATATCAAGAAGCTACTGCAAAACTACCTGAAGAAGAAAGAATGCCTCAAGAAGTTTTCATATCTTTGAATTATGAGCAACAAATAGCTGCAATTGAACATGCTAAAAACTGTTAAAATATGTATTGTATAAATATATCACATCCAGATTATCAAGCATTAAAAAACTCTGCTAGAATTCATCCAAGTGCTCTTAAAGCTATGATTAGTGTTTGGATGGATAAAAATGGAAATGAAAAGTTTCCTACTCTAGAACAATTAAATATTACTCCAGGAACTGTTAATGCTACTTTAAAAATTATTGATGCTTTAGAAAAAATACAACGTAATGTATTTACTCAAGATAAATTACAAGGATGGCTAAATGACTTGCAAAAACAAGGAGTTTCAAATGACCAATTAGAGATTTTTAAAGAAATTGCTAAACCAGGTATGACTAAAGGGGAAATAGCTACTTCTATTGCTGCTACCTATAGTTATACTGTTGAGATTAATACTGCTAAAGAAGAAATATTAAAAGGCGGTACTTTAACTACTAATACTTTAAATGAAGCTTCTATAAAGAAGATAAATGATGTAGAAACTTCTTATAATGTATCAGATAGTAGCGATAATGTAGGTAAATATTATATTGAGTATTTTGACAACAATAATCAACCTGCTTTTAATATTTATGAAACGTATAATGATGCTATAAATGATATAGAAACAAAAGGAAGAAGAAATAATTCTCAATATTACTCTAACCTAACAGTTCCAGGTGGAACTAATTATACAGAACAAGAAATAGCTACACCAGAAATTACTCCTTCTATTAAAGGGCATGCTCAGTTTGCTACAGATAAAGGTATAGGGTGGTTTAGAAGTGATGATGCAGTCATAGGACAAAAACAAGCAGAACAAGATGAATTTTTTGAAGGAGATACTAATTTAGGAGTTAGAGGCGGTTTATATGGTTTAGTTTATGAAGGAGGAACTCCTACCAAAACTCGTAGAATACTAGAAGTACAATCTGATTTGTTTCAAAAAGGTAGGAGCAAAGAAGATTTAGTTTTAGATAAAGGGGATTATAAAAGACTATTAGGGTTTACCTATACTAACTCTAAAGGAAATATTATAAAAATAACAAATGTTGGTAAAACATCTGATACATACAAACCTTATATTGATTTTACAATTGATGGTAAGCAATCAAAAGGAATACTTTTAGAAAAAGCATTAGAACAACCTTTAATAAATGAAGTTTTAAATGCAGCTTTTGATAATAAAGGAAATCAATTCTTACAACTCCTAAACAAAGACAATAACTGGGTTACATTCTTTGTTAAATCTATCATTCAAGACTCTGCTAAAAAAGGATATGAGAAAGTATTATTTCCTAGTGGTAATACAGCTAGTAAAATAGAAGGTCACACTACATTAGAAGAGTTTAAAAGAGAAAAACAAGATAGAATTGCGGAACTTGAAAAAAGAAAAAAAAGTACTGACACAAAGTTAAGATATGGAGTAATTGGGGGTTCTGCTAGCGAAATACCTAATACTCCTACATTTAGATATCAAAATAAATTTACTTCTAAAAGTGAAGCAGAATACTTTTTAAAAACCAATGAAATAGCAAAAAAAAATAATTGGGTAGTTGTTGATTTGTCAAGTAAAATAGAAGAAGAATTACTTCCAATAAATACTGAAATAAACCAACTTAAACAAGAACTTGAAAGAGTTGAGACAGAAGGATTTGGTGCTCTTAAACCTATATATAATTTCTACGAAAATACTGTAGCTAATATTCTTAGAAAACAAGGATTTAGTCCTAAAGTAATTACTGACGAATACGGCAATACTTGGAATGAAGTAGAAGTTAAAAAAGAAGCTAAACCTACTCCTATTTTTTATCAAAAGAAAAAATTAAACTACTACCAACAAGCAGCTGATGATATTTACTGGAATTATGTTTACGGTAAAACTTTAAGTGAGTCTCAAGTAGACGAACTAAACAAAGCTTTAGCAAATATTTCTAAAACTATTGGAGATACTGATTGGAATCTTAGACTAAGCAAAAAAGGTAATTACTATATTGCTGGGTATAAAAATATGGCCGTTACTTCAGCAGATTACTATTCTCCTTTTGCCAATGGAATGTTTAGGCAATTAGAAAGTGAGACTCAAGAAGCGCCAATAGAAGAACTGACTAAAAAACTTTATGTTTGGGCAAAACTTCACGGTATTGAAATAGCTGCCATAAACGATTTAATAGAAAGGTTTGAAGATAGATATGAAAAAGGTATACTAGGTGTAGCAGATTTTGCTAATGCTCTTATAGGTATTGCAGATGATGCAAAACTAGATACTCTTCCTGAAGAAATTGGTCACTTTGCTGTAGAGATCATGATTAATGATCCTTCTATACAAAAAGCTTTAGAAACAGTAGTAAATACTACAGAGTATTCAGTAGTAAAAGAGGACTATAAAGATATTTATACTGAAGAAATTCAATTTAGAAAAGAAGCATTAGGTAAAATTCTTGCTCAAGAAATTGTTTCTCAGTTTAAAGAAACTCAAGATTTAGCACCAGAAGAAAGAAGTTTTTGGGCTTATTTAAAAGCTGCTAAAGAAAGATTTATTAAATGGGTAAAAGCTAAGTTTAATAAACAAAATTCTACTGCTCGTAGAGATTTACAAACTACTATAATGCCTTTAGCAAAAAGTATTCTTGATGCTCAATATTTAGGAGCATTAGTAAAAGAAAACTTTTTACCTGAAGATAGATTGTATAGTATAGAAAAAGAGCAAGCACAAGAAGAACAACCAGAAGAACAAGAAGTTAAGGATCCTATTATAGAGAACAAGGAAAAATTCATTAAAGAAGTTATTGCTCAATTAGCCAGTAGATTAGCTACTTTAAGTAGAAGTGCTAAAAGCCAGGTTACTATAGGAACTTTAGAAAAAGAGATTCAACTATTAGAGTATAAACTAGCTCAAGGAGAATTAGATTTAGCTATTTCAAGCTTTGTTAAACTTGGAGAGGAAGAAATAAAAACAGTAAAAAATGCTTTACTTAAAGGCAGATCTTCTGGTATTATTAATAACGGTACTCTAAATACTTCTATGAAGTTTGTAGAGATGTACGAGAATCTTTTTAATAGTTTCATACAATCTGTAATAGATAATAAAATTCCTTATGAAGAGACTGAAGAGGTTAGAAAATTAATTCATAATCTTATTATCGATCTTACAGAAACACGAGGTATTGCTCAGAACTTATTAAATAAATCTGCTAGAGAAGTAGTAGATGCCGCTAATACTGACGCTAATGGAGAAAAAATCGATAAAGATTTTGATTCAGGAGCAATGCTAGAAGATACTGCAGAAGATGTATCTATTTGGAGATTCCAAGTAGGTAACTACAAGTATGCAGATTCTAAGATTATTAAAGCAGCTCATAAAATTATTTTTGATTCTGTAGCAAAAGTTAAAAGATATGCAACAGGAGTTGCTAATGACTTACTTAAAGCACAAGAAAATTTATTTAAAGCAGGTGGTAAGATTCAAGATTTAATAGAATTAGACGAGAACGGAAATCCTACTCACTTTTTTATACGCGAATATCAGTGGTCTAAGTATTATGCTAAAATGGATGAAGCTAAAGCAAAAATGGCTGCAGACTTAGGCTTTGAAGATTACTCTCAGATTCAAGTAGTATTCTTAAATCCTGCTGAATTAATAGCTTATAATAAAGCTTGGAGAAACTTTTTTGATGAAAATACTATAAAGAAAAAAGTAATTAGTGACTCAGGAGAAGAAACAGAAATTACTGTTCCAAATGATAGTTTTAGAAATCCAAGATTTGATGAGATCATGGCTAACCCAGCTACAAAAGCTTATTATGATCTCTTAATTAAAACTAAAAAAGAAGCTGTAAATAAACTGCCTGTTCAATATAGAACAGAAAAAACTATTTACATGGTTCCTCCAGTTTTAAAATCTACACTAGAAAGATTAGAAAAAGTTAGAGGAGGAAAATCTTTTATGAGTACTATGGCTACTTTAGGAAGAGAGTCTTTATTTATAGATGCAAACGACACACAGTTTGGAGAAAATTCTAGTGAAGTATTTAAGCAATTAAATGTTTTAAATAATAAGATGGTTCCTATTCACTTTACTAGAAAACTAGATAGTGTAGATAATTTATCTTATGATGTAGCACGTAGTGTTACTTTATTTTCAGAGATGGCAGAAAATTTTCAAGAGATGAATAAAATCTCTGGAGATTTAGGAGCTCTACAATATGCTCTTGCAGAACGTAATTATTTTACAGATGCTAAAAGAACTCAAAGAAAGAAAGGTGTAGAATCTGTTGAATATGCTACACTAGAAAATCTTATGGATAGTCATGTATTTGGAATAGAAAGAAAAGCATTAGCAACTAATCCTATACCTGAAAATAAAATTACAAAAGCATTAGGTATAGCAGGTAAACAATTTTCTGCAACTAAAGCTTCTCAAAGATTTGCAGCTTTTATTAGAAATAATAACCTTGCCTTTAATATACCTACTGCTTTATCAGGATATTTAAAAGGTACAGGCGATAGTATTATTGAAGATGCGATAGGTATTTATACTACTACTGAAAGTAAAAACTGGGCTCGATTAGAATTTGGTAGTAATCTTTTTCAAGTATTAGGAGAAGTAGGTAAAGCTAAACAGACTAATAAAATGCACTTAATGCTTCAACAAACAGAAGTAGTAGGATTAGAAAAGATGCTTTACGAAACTACTAGAACTAGAGGAGCTCGTAAATTACTGAATAGAGATGTAATGTATACTACTTTTGCAACTGGTGACTATGGCATCAAGGGTCGTATAGCATTAGCTATTTATGATAACTATCGTTTATATAATAATCAGTTCTTAACTCGCTATAATTTCTTTCAAAAAAGAATTGCAGAAAATGGAGGAGTAACTGATAAAACTTTTGACAAGCAAATTTCAAAAGAATGGGCAGATCTTAGAGAAAAAAGTTTATACAACGCATATGAAGTCATAGATGGCAATCTAAGTGTTAAACCTGAATTCAAAAAATACGTTACAGATAAAGTATTAAATAGTGCTAAAGGAAAAATAGAGCACGTATCTACTTATGTAGACGGTACTTTATCTGCTACAGATAAAGGAAAATTATCTAGAAGTATTGCTGGAGATTTTTTACTTATGCACCGTGGATGGTTCATAGGATTAGTAGATACAAGATTTAGAAAAGAAGGAACTAATTTAATCACAGAAGAAGAAGAAATAGGTACTTATCGTGCAACTAGTTCTTTCTTATATAATGCTTTCTATAAAACATTAGTAAAAGACAAAGCAGGTCTTCAAGCTGCTTTTGCTACTTGGCATACTTTAAGTCCTGCAAGAAAACGAGGAGTTATGAAGACTGCTCTAGATTTACTTTATTTAAATATTGTAGCTGTTCTAGCTGGTCTTGCCAACCTTGCAGCAGATGATGCTGACGATGAAGATTGGACTACTCAATACATGGCTTATCAGTTAAATCGATTATTATTAGAACAAGGAGCTGCATGGTCTCCTGCTGAACTTGCTAACATGATTGATGAACCAGTAGTAGGTGCAAGAATGATTAAAGATTTATTAGATTTTTCTGAAGCATTTAATCCTGAAGTTTATGAATCAGGAATGTACAAAGGATCTAGTCATGCAGGTAAATTCTGGTTTAGAAAACAGCCTTTAAAAAATGTCTATGAAATGCAGTTTCCTGAACTGAAAAATAGATTTATTAAAACTATGACTGATTCTAAATGGTATGAATGGATGACTCCAGAACAAGCTCATAGTATGACTAATTCTAGTAGTTTTGTAAATTGGTTTATGCCTTCAGGAATAGGCCAAGATGCTGATAGTAAGAATGAAAACATGCAAGTTATAATACAGGATCTACAAGAGGATCCAGAAGAATATAACGAGTTTAATTAAAACGCCAAATTTTTTTAGCAAGCCGTTTATCTCTCCATAATCTAAACTAGAGAAGAAGACCAGGATCAAACCTGGTCTTTTTCGTTTAGTTCAGTAATTACACATCGTGATAAATCAAATCCATCACGAGTTAGTTTAGTTATAGCAGCTAAAGCCATACCGTCCCCTTTTGCAATTTGTTCGCCTATAATCTGTACAGCATACATTAAATCAGCAGCATGTTTTTCATCTGTCTTCCAGATCTTATCTCTGTTTTTACTGTTTTGTGCTGATAGTATATTAATAGCTTCACGAACTTTAATTTTAACTTTGCCTTGATCATAAATGGTCCCCTGAAGTTCTAAAGCGCAGTTTAAAACTACTTGCATAGCAGAGAGCATTATAATATATGTCACAGATTCTTCACTAGCGTCGCTCATTCTTGCCCATATTATATAACCTTTCTAATAATCCTGCTAAATTATGTATCTCTTCTAATATTTGCTCACATGTCCAATATTCAAAAGGTTTCCATAATACAACTCCTTCAGGAGTATCCAGCTGATACTCTTCTTGTGCAGCTAATAATAAATCTAACTGTTTAGATACAGGTAATAATTCTTCATAATCTACACATAGAAAAAATCCTGCTGCTTCTAATAAAAAATCTCTTTTAGTCATAACTTGTTTATTTCTTCTACTAATTGTTCTACAGAGTTAATAGCTTCTAGATCCTCAAATTCATCTAACTCTCTAAATCTAAATGCTCCAAAAGCTGGTTCCTGAGTTTTATCAATTAATTTAATATACACAGGTTTATTAACTATTTCTTTTAATAACACTCCTATAACTATATCATCATTATTTAATATCTCACGTATAGTATATGTCACATCTTTCTTAATCCACTGTTGGAAGTTAAGCATGATAGACCACATTAATTCAGGTGATGATACACTATCATCCACACATACTACTTTTTGACCAGGTCTCATAGTTTAGGTTCTTTAAATTTATGACTCTTTAATACTTTATTATCTGAGATACGGTAAGTTATAAACAAACCATTCTTCTCTCGACTATATGTATCTATACCTTGGACTTTATACTGTTTATAAGTTATAAGTGCATCTTCTTGAGTAGTATCAGCTTTTGACATATTAGATTCATATATAGCCTCTATGGTTTCGTGTGGATCTATTCCTAATTCCATCATCGCTCTGATAGTTACCCACAATAAATCACCTAAGCCATCTTGAGTCTCTTTGAAGTTTCTAGTGATAAAACCTACCTCAGTTTCATTAAACTCTTCTCTGATTAACTTAAGAGATAATTCTAATCTTTCTTGATCAGGAAACTCAGGATTAGTTTTAATAGGTAGATTAAACACCTGGCTCCAATGAGCTATCATTTCTGTTATCGTTTTCTTTTCCATAATTTAAATAAAAATGTTTTTCTAATTTACTTAATTCCTCCCAAGTATAAACTGGAAGACCTGCTAGCATTTCATCTTCTGTAAAGTAACTAGTGTTTTTATTGCCTATAACAGCTCTAGGACTATATTTCCTTATACTATCCAAAGTTAATATAAACTCTTTAAACAACTCTTGTACAACTAATCTATCTACTTTATAAACTTTACATATGTAGTATATAGGATGTCCGTCAATTATTCTCTGTCTGATATCTAAGAGCTCTGCTCTATTAAACTTTTTCTTAGTGATCTTTTCATAATCACCAGTTAATTTGCTGTCTCCCATAATACTCTAATAATTTATTTACCTGTGCAAAATTATTACATCGCCATTTAGTTTTGTTTACATAAGCCTTCATAGGATGTTCACAAGAAAATACATGGTGATTAACAGAAAGCAATTTGCTATATTTTTCTGCTTCTTTTCCCCAAAGTAAAAATATTGTACCTGGCTTATACTTTTCGATTACATATAATATAGCTCCAAAAAACTTCTTCCAAAGATCTCTATGACTACTACTTTCATTTTGCTTGCAAGTAAGGCTGCGATTAAGCATTAAAATTCCTTGACTTGCCCAATGTTCAAAACTAGTGTCAAAATCTAAATATAACTCTTTTTTATAATCCGCTACGCATTGTCTTATTAGATTAGCTGAGGAATTAGTATAGAGTACAGAAGCATCTGAAAAGGCCAGAGGACCAGTCCCTGTATAAGGTCCTGGCTCTGTACCAATGATAACTATTTGCAAACTGTCCCAAGGACAAAGTTTAAAAGCTTTAAATATGCTATCTACATCTTCAGGATAATGAGAAGTAAATACATAGTTAACTGCTAAAGTATCAAGAATATTATTAAACTCTGAAGTTTTTAACAAAGGTTTTATAACTTCAGCCCATCCTTCTCCGAGGTGTTTATACCAAAATTCTTTTCCTCTAGCCATTTTGATCCATGTATTTCTTTTCGTAAATTAATAGTCATTGCCTCATAGTGATGGGATCTTTGCTGATAAGCTATTGTTAGTTCTCTAGCAATTTTCAGTTCACTTTTTAATTGCTTAATCTTATTTTTAAGTTTAGCAATTTTTTCTTTTTCTTCTGCCATAGGTTTAAAATTAAAAAATGTATCTTATTGTATTCCAAGGAATTATTTCATCATGTAATTTAACAAACTGCTTAATATATTCAGCTTTTAAATCATGTCTGTATCTAAGATTTACAGACCCATATTGAGAAGTTTTACTTTCTTGAATATCAGGGCGCCATATTAAATCTTCCCCTGGAATATTATTTAGAGTATTATAAATATGCTTTGAGTTATTATGAGTAAGAAAGATTACTTCAGCTTTAACTTTGTCTTTATTAATAACATATTTATCTACTTGTTTAAATAGCCATTTATAATCAACAAGCCAACTATCTGTAATAATTACAGGACTAAAGTTTATATGCACATCATAGCCTGCATCAATAAAAGTATCAATAGCTTTAATTCTATCTTCAATAAAACTAGTATTATGTTCTAAAACATAAGCATATTTTTGAGGCATTAAACTAAATCTAATTCTTATTTTGCCTTCTGGATTATAATCTAGTAATTTCTTATTCACATACTTAGTGGCAAAAGATCCCATAGCTATAGGATGATCCTTAAAGAAATTAAAAATTCTTTCCCAGTTATGAAACTTTGCATGTAAAGCAAAATCCTCGTTGCAAGAAATATCATAAGTAATAAATTCCTCATGAGTTTGATTAGGCTTTTCTGTTGTGTTAAACCATGCATGAGAGTTTATTTCTGTTAAAATATCTGTAACGCTTTTAGGGTCAGCAATAGTTAATCCTTCAGGCTTGTGTCTTTTCATGTAGCAGTAACTGCAGTTATAAAGACACCCGTGTCCAAAACTTGGTGAAATAAAATCAGTAGACCTACCAGAAGGACGAATCAACATGCTTTTTCTATTAACTGTTTCAATAAGTTTTTCCATAATAAAAATTAAAAAATCAGAGGAGCTAAAACTCCTCTGATGGTATAAAATCTTTTTTCTTTTCAAATGATTCTAAAGTATCTTTTTTAAGAATTTCTTTAGAATAATCTATAATAGGCCAAACTTCTTGATCAAATAGATATGCAGGAGACCAAGGATTACTTAACCTTTCTTCCCAGCTTATTTTTAAGACTTCTGCTTTATTTAAAATCAATGGCAAAGTAAAAGGTTTGCCACTATAAAAATTATTGGCTAAAATTAACTTTTTGCCTATAGTGCTTACTTCAGAATATCGTCCCGATTTGATTAAATCAAAATCTTTTTGATTATCATAGGGCACAGAAAAAACTGCTACAAAACATTCTTTATAATCATAATCATCTACATAATTTCTAAAAGCCCTTAAGGTTGATTGAAATGCAGCAAATCCCACATCTTGATAATTCCTAATTACTATAAAAACATAATCTATTTCTTCAGTACTTTGATATTTTGATATATTACTATCGTGGAGATATGCATTTAGAAATCTAGTATTGCATATAAATCTACCAAAACGATCTTTAACATCACAGTCAAATAAAGATTTAGGAATTTCTAATAATGGAAACAAAAAAGTTGCTGTTTTTGTAAATTTTATTTTACTCATGGCTCTATAAATATGGATCCGCCATTATCATAATACTCCATTGGATAGTGCCAAGCATCATTATTCATAGCAAATTCATACCGCATAATAGCTTGTTCAAATCCATCTAACTGTTTGCCGTTAGATAAGGTTCCCCCAGAAAATCCTACATCAAGGACTCTTGGACTAATAGTAAATACCATAGGAGGATTAGAAAGATTCTTCTCTACTACTATATAAAGAAAATCTTTCAGCCTATAGCCATCTTCTATTAACTTATCTATTAGCTCATTGTCAGACAACATAATACCTCGATGGTATACAGCTGCTTGGAAATCATAACGATAATACCAGAAATCAGAAACAAAACTATTAACTGTTTTACCTGTAGTCTTAAAGTCAATAGGTGTAATAGTTTTAGCATCATGATCTATAATTACTCTGTCTAATTCGCCCTTAATATTATAGCCTTTCCATTCAAACTTTATGATAAACTTATCTAAGAATTCTCTATTTGGTTTAGATTTTTCTACAACAAACTCACGGGTAAACTGATCAACCTGTAGAGCTGCTTTGCAATTAACTGCCTTAGCATATTCAGTTTGGGATACTACAGTTTTACCCTTAGTTATTTTAAGAGCTTCAAAATAATCAGATCCAAGTTCTATAATTTTATTGATCCTAGTTTCATCTTTCCACTTAGGTTGATAATTCTGATACTTACAATGTTGTAACACAGAGTCTTTTAAAGATTCTAAACTTAGAAAATCATTATCTTCTAAATCTAAATAATCTAAAAATACTCCGTCTACTATCGCTTTTACTCCATCAGAACAACTAGTTTCGTCATCTATTACTGCATACTTAGCATCAAATTCTTTTTTCGACCCTGTCAACATTAAGTCTACAATTGAACCAAATAAAAAATGATCTCCAGTAGATTCTTCTCGTGTTTCTTGTCTTCTTTTAGCTTTAAGAAACTCTTGAGGACTCTCTAGAATCTTTTTTAATATACTTTGATTCAGTGCGTCTATTTCTCTATACTCCATTACTTTTTAATTGTTTTAAGTTTATATACCAATTTTCTGTCTCGAAAGTTACTTACAGGAATAAACTCATAAGTTGTACGTTGAAGATACTCTACAGTATCATCAGGAAGAATGCCCTTTTTAATTAACACATCATCTAAGCATTTAAGCCAGATAAGTGCTAGATTACCTATATCCCAATTAGGCTTATAGTCTTCAAGAGCAGGTTTCCATTGTACTTTGCGTTTATTAGTTTCTTTATCCATAACCATCTTCATGTTACCAAAGTTTATTGGAGCATATATAGTCAGTCTTGTTTCTACAGGTCCCTGAATAGTTAAATTTTCTGGAATGTGTTTTTCAATATACCCATGCATGGCTGCTACAAGAGCAGCCCGCGTGGTATAATGCACAGAAGCATGAATTTTATTATATCCAATTTTAATCCATAACTTTTTAGTCTGAGGAATATGCGTAATAAATTCTGGAAATTCTAATTTTAATTCGCTTACCATAATTACGCTTGTTTGTTATAACCAAGTAGGAGTTTGCTCAGTTGTTGTTAATACTATTTGTTCTTCTATAACTTCTTCCACAGGCTCAAACTCATCTAAAAATCTAAACTCATAGTTTTTATTTAGATACTTAAGAATGTTTTGATTTACTGTTACTGTTTTAATTTGCACCATTGTAGAATGGAAAGTAGAAGGATTATATAACTCTTCTTTAATTAAGGCATTTAACATACCTGGAGTCAACACACCTTTTTCCATTAACATTTGGATTTTTCTATCAGTAGTAAAGGCCATAGAGTTTTTATTGACGCCTAAATAACTAAGTAAACTCTTAAAATTAACATGATTTACGCTTCTGCAACATGAAATTGTCACACTGTATCTACCCAGCAATTTTAAAATATAAAATAAGCTTTCATTAAGTTTACAATTAGACATAATTTCTATTGCTAATACATGATTATCAACATCAGAACTATCTAACATTGCTACTAGTTGTTCATATACTTCTTTGTTAATCAATATAGCATCATCGCCGTTAATATGTTTCAATAAAGAGCCCTCGTCAATTACTTCTTTGCCATCTAAGAATTCTACTAGCTCAAAATATTCTTCTTCTACTGTATAAGCATAAGTAGAATTTTTGCTATTATTAAACTCATAAGCAGGATTTACTATCAAGCCTGTATACAAACTGTCGTCACCTACCATAGAAATAGAACGGTAATCAGAATATATAATAGGCTGAGTGTAAAATTCTAAAGCAGTTTTTACTCTTTCTACAATAATATCATCAAGTTTTCCTAGCTCTACTAATGCTTCAAAACAAGCTTTAAACTTGTCTGTATCAACTTGAGAAGTCCAGTTTGTTGAGAGTACTTTACTGTTACTAAGATTACCACCAAAAACTACATTAGCGTCAGCAACATCCCTTACTGTTTTAATATGATAATTAAGGGCAAAATCTTTAAGCTTAATTCTAGGAATATTTACTCCAGGCAAAAAGAAAAGTTTATCTTTCATATTAGGAGTATATTCTTTCTTTACAATATTAAATGGATTTGTGCCCGCTGTTAGACAGCTAATTTGTTCTAATTTAATATTCCATAGCTTACCGTTATCATCAACTTCAGCTTCAAATTTTAAAAATGTTTCCATAATTATTTAATTACCATGTTAGCGACTTTAGGATTAAGCATCAGTTTAGCAAACTTAGTCTTATTCCCACCTAATAATTCTTTAGACATATAATACTTCAGATCATCTGTAAAAGCTGTACAAACTGTAGTTATTTTACTAAGTCTATTAATCATAGCATCAGAAATATTCTGAGTTTTAGCTTTAGTCAAACAATAGTTTATAATTCTTGTAGCCATTACACTAGATAGATCTGCTCTAAAATTATCTTCTATGCCTACGATAGCTTCTAAAATTTCAAATACAGACTTCTCATCTTTATTCATAATTTCTTCAGGAGTAATTAAAGTATCGAGTTTGTTATTAATAAACATAACAAACATAGAACTGAAATCTATACCTACAGAGCCCTCGCCGATCATTTGAATCAAAGGAAGCTCATCATAAAAATTATTAATAGAACTAATAGCATTAAAGAAAGTAGTAATAGATCTTGGATTTACTCTTTGAGTTACAAGCTCTGGATTCATCAACATGAAGTTAATACATCTACCATCTATTCCTATATCCTCTGCCCAACGAGCCCATACATTAACATCATATTTTAGCTCTACAGAGATAAAACGAGTTTGCTGAGCAACGTCAAGACTAGTGACATTATAATCACCATTGTCAGGATTAGAAGTTAGAATTACATGCCAATTTTTAGGCAGTTTCCAAGATGCATATTCTTGACGATCACATATCTCCATTACTGCTTGCTGAAATCTATGATCAGCACGAGTAAAGTCATCTAGTATCAAGAAACCGCCTTCTTTCTTTCCCTGAATCCACTCAGGAGCAGCATGAGACATTCTTTTACCTACTACGCGATAGCCTTTAGAACTAGCTTTTTCAATCTCTTGCTCAGTAATCCAAAGAGTTTTGCCTTCAGCATTTTTAATCTGATATTCTTTAACAGGAAAGCCAATTAAGTCGCCAAGTTCTTCGAACTGTGCTAAATTTAACTTAACCATATCCATATTAGATTCTTTAGCCATTTGTAAAATAGCAGAAGTCTTGCCAAGGCCAGCATCGCCGACGATGTTAATAGTAACTGGAACTTTACCTTGCTCTTGAATGTGTTGATTATTCTTAATCATATGGGATAAAAATCCCTTTAACTCGTCTATATTTAATTGTACTTGACTCATAATTTTTTATTTATAATTCTAATTTAATAACTCTTCCTGGCAATTCTTCATTCATTGAAGACTGCTCAGATAATACCCACAATATGGGTTTACTTGGTTTAATACTTGTTGAACATTCGCCATCAGTAAAATAGATAAGGCTAGTGTATTCTTTATGCTGCTCAAAATATTCTAATACAGGATCAAATGATGTTCCACCTCTACCTACGACATTAAGAGTAAAATCTCCATTATAATCGTCAATAGATCTAATTTCTGTATCACACTGTATTATACTAATATCAACTCCTGCTTTGTGAACATGATGAATTTCATTCATAAATTCTTTTAGTTCATTGTTGTTTACTGATCCAGAAGTATCTATAGCTATTAACATTTTTTGACGCATCTTTATCTTAAGAGCTGGATTATCAGGAAACTTAATATTTTGTTTCCTACGAGATTTTCTTGTATAAATCTTAGTACTTACTCCAGTAAATCTTCTAATATGCTCTTTCCAATTAAACTTAGGAGGCAAAAGCTCTTCAAGAATAATCTTGTCTTTTAATTCATTAGGTACATGTCCGCCACAAGATTTAGTTTTTTGTTCAGCATCATTAAGAAGTCTTTGTACTTGTTTATTTAAAAGCTTTTCTTCAGCTTCAGATAAATCTGCAAATTCTTCCCAAGTAGAGTGATCAGGAATATTACCTCTTTGGATACCATCTAGAAGTTCATCCATTTTTCCACAGCCACAAGTGCCGTCTTTATCTTTTTTATCTTGAAACTGTTTAAGCTTGTCGTAATAATATCTACAACCAGCTTTAAGATCAAGATTAAGATCAGAATAATCTTCTATTTTAATACCTCCTTCAGGTAAATCTTCCTCATCAATGTATTGATTTATTTCCATGTCCATTGCGACATTAGCTCGCCTTTTATCAGAAAATTTAAAATACATTGTTAGATGCCCAAATGCAATATGAAGTAACTCGTGTTTTAACAAACCTCGACGATGATCTTCGGATAATTCACTCCAGAAATCCTCGCCAATATACAGTCTATAGTTAATACCATCCTTACTTACACCTGCTGTTGGGACTTTATTAGTCCAGATTTTATTTAGTGCAATCAAAAAGAACCCGTAATAGGGCTCCTTCAACATTAAATCTTTTCCAGTTTTACTAAGTGATTCTTGCTTAGTCATAGGTTATCTTCTAAGAAATTTTTAATAGCTTTTTTAGCTGTTTCTATGCCTTCTTCTAGGCCATCATTAAATCTTTCTTCTCCGCTATTTAGAACTACTATTTCTACAGAAGTAAAAATTTCATCTTTTAGTTCTTGAGTCAGAGTTTGGATATCCAAATCTTCTAGCCATTCTTTAAAATCTTCAATATTCATAACTCTTTAATTTTATTATTAATAATAATAACCGCTTCCTCTTTACCTACTGCTTTTACAAGATCACTGAAGTCAGTTACTTTTGGTAGCTCAGGCACAAAAAAGTGCGGTATGTTATATTTATCAGTAAAGCTTTCAGATAATTTCTTACCTGCTTCATCATTGTCAAACAAACAAATTACTTTATTAAATCTTTTCTTATACTCATCCATTACTGAATCTTTCATCATCACACTTTCTGACTGAAGACCTATTGCTGAGACTCCTAAACAATCGTGAATACTCATTACATCTTTTAAGGACTTAGTCACTATCAGCAATTCTCCAGATTCAGGCAATTGAGTATATCCTTGATGGACACTATAATCGGCATTGTTAATCCATTTCTTTATCTTAATCTCATAAGGTTGATAGATCTTGTAGCTTATTCTTTCATCTTTTTGCTCTACATATGCATAAGCATATTCATGAGCCTTGACAGCAGTGTCATTATAGAATATGTACTCAATCGGATAAACCCTAAATTTTTCTAAAGTAGATTTTTTTATACCGAAACTAGACCAGTAGGCCTTATCTTTATTTAACCAAGGACGGAGTTTTATGCCTAGTTTGATCTTATCTCTTTCAACTATTCTAGTATATTGAACAACTTGACGAGTAGTATCTACATCAAAGGCACTTAATCCCATATCAAAAGCTATCTTTTTTAAAGCTTCAGGATATTGAAGTTTAAATAGCCTCATGACTAATACAACAAAATCTCCACAATCTCTTGTTGCAAAATCATAGAACATTAGAATATCTCTATTTACTTTATGAAAGTATAAAGCAAATGATGGAATATTATCCTCTCTTAATGGACTATGATATACACCTAAAGATTTTATATCTTCTCCTAAATAATAAGAATAGATCTCTTCTTGAGTAAGATACTTAAGAATATCTTCTCTAGTAATTATGCTATTAAAAACAATGGAATTTAGATTAATCTCCTTCATAAGAAAAAAAGAGGAGGACATTAGTGTCCCCCTCTGTAAAGTTAATTAGTTTTCTCACCAATCGTCTCCCTCAACAAGATCATTTGCATTGGCTACTGCGCCATTACTTACAAATGTATCTTCTTGAACTCGTTGCATTGCATCAAGATCTCCAGCTTTTAAGCGAGTATCTGTAGCAGCAACACTCATAGATTCCATAAATGGAACCCAAGAACGAGGTTGGATATATTTCTTAACGCTAGTCTTAGTACCATAATTAGCAAACACACGGAACTTAGGATTAGCGCCAATACCATCACGAATGATTTTCATACAACCGTCAAGTAATTCTTTTGCAGAGTTAAAACTAGGAAAAGAATATCCATCACCATAGATTGCATGGATAACATGCTTAAGCACTTTACCTTGTTTTTGAATCTGCTCAGCAATTGTAGAATACTCAGTGTCTTTGTCTACATACCAGAATGAACTGTTACAAGCACCACCATTAGCATCAGTAAAAGTTAACTTATATTCAGGAGAACCTGCTTTATCTTCAGGTTTCTTTTTCTGAACACTAAGTGTTACGTTTTCTGCAATACCAGCATTTCCGCCATTGAAAATTACTGCTCCTTCTTTAGCGTCAAAAGACGCATCATTTAAATTGATCATTGTTTACTTTGTTTTAAAATTATTAATTACCATTCATCTTCATCTGACTCCTCAGAAGTTTCTATAGAATCTTCTACTGTTTCTTCAGTAAGTTCTACTGTGTCGAAATCAAAATCATCTCCAGTTTGTAAATCTTCTACGTGATCTGCAACATCATTTACATCATGATCTGCATCTACATCTAGACTAGCAATAACTGCAGGAATTTCTTCATAAGTCACTCCTCCTTCAGGAACTTGAGGTAAAGAACTTAAATCTGCAGATAAATCTGCTTCATCAGAAATTTCACCTACATGCATCGTAGTAAACTCTAAAGTCTCTTCCTTTGCTACTAATTCAAAATAGTCTTGGCCGTCTACAGCAACTACATCAAAATCATTTTCAACAGTAGTATCAAGTTTTAGTCTGTTAGCGATAAACTCAAATGTCCTCTTATCACTAATAGTACAAGTCTTAGTTAACTGAAAACCTGCATCACCTTCTACTTTACGAATAAAGATGTGTTGACCATCAGGAGTAAAACCGAAAGAAATTCTTTCTTCTCCTTGAATCCCCAAAACTGTTTGAGCAGCTCTGTTAAAACTAAACTTACGACCAGCACCTACTTTCTCTAGTGCTGACATAGTAACAACCGCAGTTGTATACTTTTCTTCTTTGCGTTTTCTTTGTGCAGGAACGCCTCCCCAGATTACATTCTCCATGTTTCTGTTTTTAATTTAAATTGAATAATATTCACGAATTGCCGTATTTACTTCTACTAGATCATTTGGAATAGTATTATTCTCAAACATCTCTAGCGGTGTTTTACAAGTATCAGAACCAGATGATACAGTTCTAAATACATGATTGTTTGGTTGCCCAGGTGTTTTGATTATCTCAGCATAAAGAACTATAGTGCTGAATGATTCAGGCACAAAACGCTCTAACATTTTGCCTTGAACGCCTATACGCTCAGAACCAAATCCTGCTTCATCATAATGAGTCTCTGGATGAGCAAATAGATAAACTATAATATCCTCACGCATTGAATCGTTGATAAAGTTTATTAAATCATACTGAGCTGCTGCCATCTTAGTCCATTTGTCAAAGCCTTTCTCTGCTCGAAAACTAGGATTCATAATAGCATCAGTCATAATTCTCGACCATGTATCTACTATAATAGTTTTTACATTAGGTAGATCATTAACTTTTTTAAGCGTAGCGATTACTATTCCTACATCAGAAGTCTTACGATAATTACGTTTTTCTTCATTGTACTTAAGGTTAAATTGCTTAAACGGCAACGCTTTTTGATCTGTGTTTATTATCACAGTTTCATCAGGATTTAAATTTCTTAGGGATGTCGACTTACCCATCCCGCTTTTTCCCACTAAAAATACTAGTTGTCCCATTAAATTAATTGTTTTTGTTTTTTAAAATTAATTATTGCATTATGTGCCTCTAATTCTGTTAAAAATCTACCTAAATGGTAATTTTGATTATCTATTGATATTATAGCTTTCCATTTTTTAATTCCAGCGCTTTTATCAAAAGATACTCCTCTAAATAAAGAAGTTCCTCCAACTCTACTACGAGTATTATGAGCATTAATACTATTATTAGCCCATCGTAAATTAGTTACTAAATTGTTATCTTTAATTCTATCAATATGATCTACTTGAGGTAAATTTTTAGGATTTTCTAAAAAGTGGATACATACTAATCTATGTATTTTAAATTTAGTTTCTTTACCATTTTTAGATAATCCAATATATAAATACCCTTTTGTATCATAGAGACTTTTTAGTACTTTATTTTTCTTTACAGATTTTACTCTCCCATGATTACTAATAACATATAATCCTTCATAACTTGAAATATCTTTCCAGAGTTCCAAAATGTCCATAAATGATTGATTTTTAGATTATTTACATTAAATAAAGATAAGAATTTTTAAGTTAAATCCCTAATTTCTTGCTTAACATCTTCAGTTTTTCCTTTCCTTTTACCATAGTATTTTCCTCTCAGATGAGGATGCTCTTCTTGTACTTTACGAGATGCTCTACCGAAAGTATCTAGATAAGGAATAACTCTTTTCTCCATGTCTTTTAGAACTTCTTTAAAAGACTTATTCATATCATATCCTATATGTATAAGATAATGATAATACAGTCTTTCATTAGAATCTCTAAGTTCTGGATGCTTACTCAGCTTCTCCTTCACCCATTCGTACCTCTCCTTTATCATGTTGTACTACTGTTATAAGTAATTGTTCTTGAGAATTAAGGATTTTCTTAACTATATCCCAATTCACACCTTGAGTGTTAATTACGGGAAAAGTAAGTTGAATGTAAGTACCTGCATTTATAGCTTCCATAGATAATTTCTTAAGACAACTTTTTAGTGCAGAATACTCAAAGTTTCCTTCTACTTCTAAAGATGTATAGAAATTTAAAATAGTACCATATTCTACTCCAATTGCAGAATAATCACCTAATCTATACAAAGCAGGTAAAGGAAACTCTTCATCTACTGTGGTTAATACAGGAAATTCTTCAGCTAATTCAGCAGATATTCCTTTCATTGTCTTTAAACAATTTGTTCCATGTGCTAACAAAGGTGGCACTTGAGCTTGTTTAAACATTTCTAACAAGTTCCCTGTTTCAGTTTTTACTATTGGCATTACTGTTTATTTGTTTGATTACGATAATATTCATCAATCTTTTTGAGCTCTTCAGGTTTACCTTGAAGCTCATTTATTGGAGGCAATTGATAATAACCCCCATACTCGCCTATAAATAGAAAGCTAACAAGTAAATTACGCTTACCGTCACGATTCTTTAGAATCTTTAAAAGCCTATAACGATCCTTAAACTTAGTAATATCATAGCCTAAACAATTATCTACTCCTACATAAAATGGACTTTCTAGACCCATCACAGTATTTGCATCCTCGGCAAGATTACCAGTGTCCTTAATATCTTGAAGCTCTGGCATCCATCCTTCTTCTGCTTGTCTGTGTTTTTGATTCTTATCACGATTAATCTGCGATACAACTACAGGACTAAAATTACACATGTTTCTAAAAAACACAAGATGTTTAGAAGCCATATCTATAGCTTCTTTCTTGCTGTTAAAATCTTTGTAGTTTATATGCCCGATATGATCTATGATAATTAAAGTTATCAATCCAGGATTATTAGGAGTGTAGCTTAAAATATTTCCTTCGTCGTCTCTTTGGAACACACCGCGTCTTTCTGCATAAGTTACTAAATCTCTAAACAAAGACTTTGGACTAAGAGCAGTTTTAAAGTATATATACTTATCTTGAATCTCATCCATTCGTTTCTCATAGCTTAATACTAACTGTTTTATCTCAGGTCTTATTTGTAATTTACCCTTTGATTTAATCTCATTAGTGTCTGATAATATCCCATGTTCTTTCCAAAGCAAACTTACTATATGTTTGGCAATCTGATCTTCTGGCGGAATCTCTAAAGAATAATAGATAATCTCTAAATCATGAATATACCCAGGATTATTCTGCAAAAAACTTATTGCGCCATACACATAGGTAGAATCTAAAAAAGCAGATTTACCAATAGATGTCGGCGCAAATATTAAGTCATAACGACGTTGCTGAATATTCTGAATATGATCACTTAGAGTAGTAAAGCCTTCAAACGGAATGCCCGTATTAAGTCCTTGCTCACCGCGTTCTATTTCATTCTTGAGTCTATCCCAATATTTAACTTTTGCCATCTTTTAAAAGTTTAGTAACATAATTTATTTGATCAATAATAACTTGCGCTTCAGGAATCACTTCTACTTGCTGATTTAATTGATACAAATTAGCTCTAAGACTTGTTAAAGGCAGTTCAGAATCATAATCTGATTCTTTGTTTCCTTTTAGAATACTAATAGACTTTTCATAATTACTTCTTTTCTTTACTAGTTTACGTCCTATAGCATGTTCAAGCTTCATATGTTGCAGTAACTCATTAACATATCTAATTTCCTTTTCAAAATGCTTGATACTATACTCTAGATCGATTCCGTGTTCCATTCTTGTTCCTCCTTTCCTGTTTCTTTAATAAATACTTCCCATTGCTCCCACATAGAGTTATTCATTACTGTTTCCATATTAGGCAAAAAGTTTAACTTATTTGCCAACTTTTGCTGTCCTACGAATGATCGTATTGAAGCAATAGCTGTTTGATGTTGTTCTACAGTTTTGACTCTTGCTAGATATTTCTTTTCATGTTTTAATGCTATCTGAGTAGTCGGACCAGAAGACCTAAGAACTCTGGTTCCGACTCTAATAGGATAGCAATTATAAAACTCCCAAAAATTAACACCATCTCCACGAATGCCAAATAGTTTCTCGACATGTTTCTTGCTTAACAAAGTTTCAGTAAATTTTACTGTATTATCACTAAGTATAAAATCACTGCCACATAAACTATTTCTAATATTAATTGCTTCTTGTATGCCAAAGATAGATTTGATTGACTCAAAATCTTTATGGTAAGTCAGAAACAATAATATCATTTGATTCGGATTCAATTGTAAGCTCTTCATTTGAGCTATCTTCAGTGTTACTTCCATCATTAAATAATTTTAAGAAATCTTCTAATTCACAAACAATAATTCTGTCTTTATTAATTCCCTCTAAACGCTTCTTCATCCAAACTTCTTCCTGTGTGCCAGGAGTATAAAGATTAATAATTATTGCTTCTTTATCAGGTTGTTTACGCACCACACGGCCTAATTGCTGTATAAACGTGCGTTTAGTACTTGTAGAACCAGCAATAATAGCTAAAGAACAATCAGGAACATTAAAGCCTTCGTTAAGAGCTTGTACAGAACTGAGAAACTTTACTTTAGTTCTTTTGTCTTTAAACTTCTTAACTATTAATTCTTGTTCTTTGCGCTTTATCTTACTATGAAAAGTCATACAAATATCGCCTAGACAATCTTGCAAGCTTTCAGCAAACTCAGTAGTAGCACTAAAAATTAATCCATTACGACCAGGTAAACTGTCTATAATTTGCTTAGTAGCTAGAATCTTATTCTCATTGTTTTGACATAGATTCTTGCGTTTACGTAGTGCATTATAATATGCACCTGCTTGACCTTGCAATACTTTATCACTAGATTTTAGATAACTAGTAGCGTTCTTAAAAGCATTAGCGCCGTGACCTAATTTAGCAGCAAAATGTTTAAAAGCATTATTAGCTTTATTATACTCTACTTGTTCATTACTTGATAAGCTAACTGGAATATTATAAACCACATAAGGTGCAATCCATAAATTATCTAAAGCTTCGTCTACAGTAATCTGATCAAACACAGGAAGATATTCTAGAATTACTTCATGAAAACCATCTTCTCTTTCAAGAGTAGCAGTTAAGCCTAGAATATAATCACAACTAACGTTATTGAAAATATTTCTAAAGCTTTCAGCTGCATATCTATGAACCTCATCAAGTACTAACATATCTACTTTATGTAGATTCTTGATGGCAGAGTTAATTACCATTACTTTAGCAATAGTAATTTTGTTTTTCTTTAACTCAGCTTCCCATTGAGATTTAAGTTCAAGAGTCGGAACAACAATAAGACAAGTAGTAATACTCTTCTTAGGAATCATTCCTTTAATAGCCATTATTGCAGTATAAGTCTTTCCAAAACCTGTTGGATACTCTGCTATACCACAAAAATTACTTTCTCTCCATTTTCTTAATCCTAATATTTGCCGAGCTGTTCTGTCTATTACAGCTGTCTTCATAGGTTAATTAATTTATATTTAACTACATTTTTTACTCCTTGTTTATGAATAGCAGAAGGCTCAGTAATATTATAAGTCTTTGGATATTGATTACTAATCATCCAATTCATCATATTTTCTGATACTTCATCATAAACTTCATCATCTTTTTGTGTTTGTATTAAATAAATTATAGTAGAATGATGCTTAGAAATAACTCTGCCTATTTCAGATAAGTTTAAACCTTCTTTATAAAGCTTATTAGCCCATATCCTACGCATTTCTACTATATAACTATTTTGATAATTTTTAACTTTTTTAAAATAAAGGTAGACTTCATAATATTTTTGAAGCATTGCTAAATCTTTTTTAGTTTTTTCAATTAATCTTTCATAAGTATCCATCAATGTTTCCAATTTAAAGTTATACAAGGCTCTGCCTTAAGTTTAATAGTTTTACAAAATACACTACCAGCTCTCTCCATGCAATCTTGCAAGACAATGCTGATTTCATCAGCTATTTCTAAAGGAGCTTCGACAATCCATTCGTCATGGACTACATTAGGCAAAAGCACTTTAAAAATCAGATTATTCTCCAATAAATACTTAAAGAAATATACACCCGCAAGTTTAGTAATATCGGCAGAAGATCCTTGAATAGGATAATTCAGCGACATTCTTTCGATGTCACCACGCTTCATAAAATATTCACGAACTTTTGGCTTGAAATAAGTCTTAAAGATAACAGAATCTTGCGACTTTTCCAACTTATAATTATCCCAAAATCCTTCAGTTTCATAAATTTCTTTGTGAAGTTTTTGATATTCATCAAAGAATGGAATAAAGCATTTTCTACCACTAATATTATTGAATTGAATATAACCTAATTCTAGCGCTCTTTTCTTTTCTTGCTTAAAATAACTAGCAAGCCCAGGGAATGCTTTAAAGTAAGCCTTATAGACTTCTTCACCTTCTTCCATAGAAATGTTTAAGTTTTGCGCGATAGTTATCCCAGTGCCACCATAATTAATTGCGAAGCCAGCACCTTTAGCAATCTGTCTTTTCTGCTTGTGGTTATCTTTAATTTCATCTAAAGTCAAACCTGATAACTCAGGAAATATCTTAGATGCAATAAAACTATGCATATCACCTAGACCTTGTTGATAGAACGCAAGCAAATCTTTATCTAAAGATTTATTAGCAAGTACTATCTGCTCTTGCCCGCTATAATCGCTTACTATTAGTGTATTGCCTGGCTGAGCTTGAAAGCATCCTCTAGTTCTATTATCACTAGGAATATTTTGCATATTTGGCTGTTGAGGTATGCCTTTTTTAGGAAAACCTTTCTGACCACTAGACAATCTACCCGTGTTCATAATCTGAGTATAATTACTATGAATCCTACCAGTGACTTTGTTTATGTATTCAAACCAGTTTTCACCATAGGTACTAACTACTTTTTGACACTCAGTATACTCAATGTAAGTATTAATAATAGGATGTTTCTTTTTCTGCTGATTTAAGACTTTCTTATCTACCGAATGTTTCATCAGTCCAGTGTCCTTATCCTTTGTTAAAGTATCTACACCCAGTGACTGCATGAAAGGAATCACTTGCTTAGAAGACGACCAATTAATCTTGCACTTTATCCCTTCTGAGAATAAGTCTAGTTGATTATCTACATATTGAGGATATTTATCTATGTTATCTAAGATAAACTGATCTAAAGTAATTTTAACAGCATTAAGATCTTTTAAGTCATCATCACATTTCTTTTGCCAATCAGTTGGATTAAGATACATGCCGCAATGTTCTATATAAGCAAGAGCCATTACAAACTGGTTGTCTAAACTTGCAGTTTTTTGTAGCTGATTTTCTTCTAGAGCTACTTCTTGCTTACGTTTTACTTGATGTAGATATTTCACATCATCAGCAGCATATTTAATTACTCTAGTAGTTAAGCCTTCTCTGTGAATATTGCCTCTAATACTTTTATCTAGTTCTATCTTGCAATATTTATATACTACAGCATCTAAACTTCTTCTTGCTGTATCTATACCAGTAGTTAAAATTCTCTCTACAAGAAAAGTATCAAAGATTTTAACAGGCACTATGCCTTGATAATATAAAAACCTTAAGTCAAACTTTGCATTATGCATTATTAATTCCTTACGTTCTAGGATATCTTTATATAACTTAGGATTGATACTTAAGCAATCTATTACATATTGCTTTTCTCCATCACCTAATTGCATCGACAATAATTCTTTAGTATAAGGATCAAATCCTCTAGTCTCGGTATCAAAACCAATTACGTCTAATGTTTCTAAATATTCTAAAGATTCTTCGACAGTAGCCATAGAATAGCCAACTGGAGTATATAACTCCAGCTGACCTGTTACTAAATAAATCATTTTTGAGTTGTTTTAATCTTCGCTTAAATCTTTCTTAGTATCAAGAAATTTATGTTGAAGATGTTTGAATTCCATGTATATTTTACTACGACGTTTTAGCTTTTTCTGTATTAAAGCATCTTTTCCCAGTTTATATAATCCTTTCATTTCTTTTTGAAATTTAGATTAATATAAGCTTGAGCCGCTTTACGAGTATTATACTTAGCAATTATACCATCAGCACGTTTAACATATTTCCAACGTGACCACCAATTTTTCTTAGTTAGCACATAGTATCCATTACTAATCTCGTAAATCTTTTCTTCTTGTATTTTATACTTTACCATTTTATCTGTTTTTTTAGTTTTTAATTAATCGGCAAATCCATTGCCACTCTCTCTATGTGAGATTCAGGAAGATCAAACAAATCCATTAATTCTATCATCTTGCCATTAGACATGCGAGTTAAAAAACTAGATTCTTCTATTAAACTTTCCGAAACTCCTTGATCATCAGGAATACCAAATACATCGATAAAGTATCCTAATGCATGATCGTAGCCATATACTACACTTCGACCATCGTCCAAACTTTTAGTATATCTACTCATTTTCTAGATCATCTATTTCATTATGAATATTATTTATACCTGAAAGTAATAATACTGCTAGTATATTTAAAATTACTATACTAGTTACTATATAAAACCAGAATGTAAATCCTGAAAGATTAAATATTAAAGCATCTAATACTATTAATACTAATATCACTATTAAAAAATAAATTCTCATCTTTTTATACTTTTAATTTCATAATGAATATCACTGAACATCTTGTGGTTCAGATAACTAAAAGAACAAAGTTGGTGATATTTACCTAAACATTGCCAATAAGTGCCTTTAATTATTTCTTTTGCTTTAGACTTTGCTCCAGTGTCTTTCTGTGTTAGTTTAAATTTACCTTCTTTCATAAGATTAATTATTTAATTTAAATAAAAAGAGAATAAATAGCATTCCCCAAACTATAAACATTACTGTACTAAAAACTTTAGTCACTTTTTTCTTTTTTTAATTTATAAATATAATACTCGCACTTGCCGTTAGCATCTGGTTTAAAATCACCATATGCTTGCTGATACCTACTAGGCACAGCTGTAAATCTATAACATGTCTTCTTCTGAAGACATTTTTCATTCTTACACATACTTATATCTGGCATATCAAATCTTTTTAAGTATTAAACATCCTTCTGAGTCAAGTTTTGGTTTATGTCCATAAATAGCACCAATAAGTTTTGATGTATCAATTTCAAGTTCCATCTCAATCACCACTTCAATTTCTGTTGGTTGATATAACTCCATTGATTTTTTGAAGCCTTCTATGTAAGCGTGATAAGGTGATGATATTTTATCTCCCCAAGACTCTTCAGCCAACTTCTCAACATCTATGACTCCAAATATTTCATCACAGTTTTGTTTGGAGAGTTTGTTATTATTTTCTTTTGTAGATGTTGAAGCTATAATAACACCTTTATCATCTTCTAATAGATAATTTACTTCTGTTTTAATTAGTTTCATCTTACTCTGATTTAAAGGTTAATAAAACATCATATTTAGGAAACAATCCCAAGCTAATACTAATACAATCA